ATGAAAAAGGAACACGAAAAAGTCATTGAAAATATGCTGGCGGACATTCGCCAGATTCCCGGTTTTATATCCGGATTAGGCGCGCAATCTGCGACGCTGGAATCATATATCCACGCGGCAAAGGATTTTCAGGAAGCGCACGAACACGAAGTCGTGATTCTGGACGCGATTATCATGTCGGAAAATTTTAGAAAAATATTGAAGCGGCCCGGCGTGGATCGTGATGAAATTCAGGCAATGATCGAACATTATGAAAGTGACATTGAAAAACACGCGCGGCTTCTTCATGAGTTCATAGAAGAACGGAAATATCATAATTGGAATTGAACGGGGAAATCAAAATGTTTTATTTTCTGAAGCTGGACATTGAAAAATTCTTCCCGAACGGGAGTTTTGAAAAGTTATCAAAGAAAAAACAGCACGAATTCCGGAAGAAATACAATGAGATTCAGCGAAACTTTGATGAAAGAATATCCAGGAACGAAAAAGGCGGCCGTCATTGACCGCCCTTTTTGTTCCCTGGAAAATGTTCACATGATATATATTGTTTGCCGCATATCGGGCAGATTTCAGCTTCACAGCCGAAGTGATGGCGTCGGCCGAACCTGGCGGCGCAATCATAACAGATCGCGTTCTTCTTCCCGGCGAACGGATCGCCCGGATCGCCTACTTTGATTCTTCGATACATTTTCCCTTGATAGGTTATAGACCGGACGCGACAGCCTAACGTCAGCCCGATCCGGCCGCCGCATTTCGGACATTCCTGTTGAAATTTGTTCCGGTATATAAATCTATGCGTCAGGCCGTTCGCGAACGTGATTTCCTGAATACGGCCGTCCTTCACGGTAATGTGATCTATAATTTGCGCGAAAAAGTCCTTTAATATTTCATTGTCGATCTGCAAGGCCAGATCAATATAATCAATGTGTTTCCGCGACATGATCTTCTGACTTATCAGGAACGCCGAAGCCTTCCTGATGAACGACAGGTCAGCGGCGTCCGGCCCGGCCGGAGCGTCCAGCGCGTCGATCTTTTCCTGTATGTCACGAATGTTCTTCTGAATCTCTTTTCGCCTGGCGGACATTTCTTCCGCCGTCATGCTTTCCGGATCGAAAAGATACAGTTCCATGAGCCGATCCGCGGCCCGTTGCGCCTTTTCCTTTTCCGCCTTCAGAATTTCATATTCCACGCCGTCGCCAGGGCCGCCGCCGTCCGCTTCCAGGATTTCCGGGAAATACCGGCCGCCGCCAGCGGCCCCGGAAGACAACGCCGCGAACATTTCGTTCAAGCCCTGGCGTTCGATCCCGACAATGTTCAGGAAGTCGTCGCCGCGGAGCAGTTCCCTTTCAAGCTGATCCAGCGTCGTGATCTTGTCAAAATTCTTCTGCGCGCGCGTCATGTTCGCGACATAGTTCAGCACGAACGGCCCTAAAATCGTTTCACTGATCGTTTTCCCGTCACAGTCAAGTGTATGTGATTGCTTCGTGCAACGGTACACGGACGGCCGGAATCCGTTTTCGCGCGGCCTGTCCTTCGTCACGATGAAGCCGCCGCCGCACGTGCCGCAACGGAGAAGCCCGGCGAACGTGTGTGTGTAGCAATTCCGGAATTCCGCCGTGTTCCTGGAAGCGTTTTTGTCCATGATCTTATTACAGCGCGCGAATTGTTCTTCGGATATGATCGGCGTGTGATTGTTCTTCCGGACGATCCATTCGCTTTCAGGCTTGATCGTGCCGCGCGACGTTTCCCGCACGTTATAGCGGTACGTGCCTATATAGAACGGGTTCCGGATCATGTCGTGTATGACCTTCGACGTCCAGGTTCCGCCGCGCCGCCCGCGGATTCCGTCGCGGTACAACATGCGCGCAATTTGCGTCGTGGATCGGGTTTCTTCGTACTTGTCGAATATCATTTTGACAAGTTCCGCTTCGCCGTTCCAGTCCGGAACCGGGAAGGCGTCGCCTTCGTCCAGACGATAACCGATCGGAATGTGTCCGCCGTTCCACAGGCCGTTTTCGGCCCGGTCAAGCATAATCCCCATGACACGTTCAGCGGTCATTTTCCGTTCGAGTTCCGCGAAGATCAGGATGATCTTCAGCATGGCTTCGCCGATCGCGGTTGACGTGTCGAATTGTTCGTTCAGCGAAATGAACGTGACGCCGTGCTTTTTCAGTTCTTCATACATTTCAGCAAAATCAAGAAGATTCCGGGAAATCCGGTCAACCTTCCAGACGATCAGGTGTGTGAACTGGCCCCGGCGTATTCCGGACATCATTTTTTGATATTCCGGCCGGTCAGTATTCTTCGCGGAATATCCGTCGTCTTCAAAGATCGCGAAGCGCGTGATCCCTAAAAATTTCAAATATTCTTTCAGCTTCTTCCGCTGAAAAGGTAAACTGTCCTTGTCTACCTGGTAGCGCGTGGACACGCGGACATACAGGGCCGCTTCATCTTCGCCAGGCGCGCGCCGCGTCCTATTTTTGTTCATGGCTTCCCCTTTCTTCAGCCTGGCCGGAAAAAGGGTATAAAAAGAAAGCCCGTTGCATTTTTCGGGCTTTCGTGATATACTTAATATGCTTATTTAAGTATCAGATTGCCCGATCCGGTCAAGCTGGTAAACGGCGGTTATCTATTGCAGTAGATAACCGCTATTTTTTTATTTAGTTTTCTGAACTTCTTTCGATCTGATCCATTAAATAATAAATGTGCTTACACGGGGCCTTCCGTTCCTTGAAGTCCGGACACGTGCAAGATTTCAGCGTCGTCCGGTACGATCCGCCCTTCTTCCCCGTAAACGTCGCGCAACGGCTTTTTACGTCGATCTTCCGCGGCGTCAATTCGCCGTTTCTGGCGCGCGCCTGGCGTTCGATCTGCGGCCGCGCGTCCTTGTTCACGTCATAACGCTTCAGCAATTTTTCCGTGGGCGTCATGGAATACAGGATTTCGGGGAGAACAAAGGCCAGGCCCGCGGCGGCGTAAACGATAATCATGAAGGCGGTTTCGGCTGGCGGGTAACTGAACCGGCCCGTCGCCGCCTGGATCGGAATGACCGCCGCAAAGATTAAACAAATCAGCGTGATATAAAATCGTTTTGTACTTGTGAATAAGAACATTTCATTCCCTTCTTTCGCGCTTTATGCGTTCTTTTTGGCGGCGTCGTCGCCGAAGGCTGACAATCCTTCCGCCTGTCTTGCTTCAAGTTCAAGTTCCTGACGGTATTCAGCAACTTCGCGATCAATCCGTTCCGCGGTCGATTCTTCGTGCTGGCCGTCTTCAGCGGCGACGACATTCCGAAAGAATTCCCGGACGGCCGCCCGGCGTTCCGGGGATAATTTCAGATATTCATAAACGAAATTATAATCAAAATCGTTCAGTGAATACTTCAATCGAAGCTGATCCATGACGGCCGCGGTTGTCCGGACGAACGGATCGCCGCTTCCCGTCCGAATCCATTCTTCCCGGACGTCGAATTCAGAGCATATCAATTTAATATGTTTATCGGTCACATTCCGGACGCCGCTTTCAATATTAGATATTCCGGATTTTGAAAGGCCGATTCTTTCGCCGAATTGTTCCTGACTTAAATTAAGCAGTTCAGAACGCAATTCCTTTATTCTTTCATTCATTTTGTTCACTTCCTTTCCTGGCGCATTTTCATATTATCACACAAAGTTCTGTTTGTAAACATTTTTTTGAAAAAAGTATTGACAAAGTTCTGTTTGGGGATTATAATGTTTTCAGACGGAACGAGAAGAACCGTAAAAACAGCACATTGACAACTGAATATAGGCCGAAATAAAGGGGAAAGGGGGTTGAAATTATGATGAAGGATTTTGAAAAGACGGTTCCGAACGTCACGGCGGAAGACCTGAAGTTCATCAAGGAATACACGAACCTTCCCGCGGACAAAAAAATCCTTGTCAGCGGTATCGTGATCGGCGTGAACCTGGACGAAAAGAACCGGGCGTTCAAAGAACTGAAAATGGCCTGACCGAAAGGCCAGGCCGGAAAGGATCACCAAAATGAACAGAAACGACATTATGCAATACGCCGCGGAATGTGGCGACGAATCAGCGGCGAACCTTTTGTTATTGATCGGGCCGGACGGCTTCGACGGTTCGTTCGATGAATATGAGAGTTTGGAAAGAAAATTCCAGAAAGGCGGAATCAATGAATAAAGAGCGAAGAAAGCGGATCAATGACGTAATCGCGCGGCTGGACGATATTCAGCCCATGTTAGAAGAAATTCGTTCCGAAATCGAACAGATCAAGGACGAAGAAGAAGAATACAAGGACAATATCCCGGAAAATATGCAATCCGGCGAACGGTATGAACGCGCTGAATCAGCTTGTGAAAGCCTGGACGAAGCCCTTTCAAGGTTCGATGATTTTGAAGAACCGTTCGGGGAAATCCAGGGCTATCTTGAAGAAGCGGCGGAATAGGGGGCGTGAATATGTGGGCTTACAGCCTGGACGAAGAATATTTCAGCGTGGCCGGGGAAACGATCGGATCGGCGATCGTTGCGGCTACACTGGAACTTCAGGATCGTCTTGACGAATACAGGAAAGCGAAAGGGAATCCGGACGCTATGTTCCCGGTCGGCCCTGAATGTACGGTATACGTCGGAGAATGTACGGAACACAAGCCGAAATTCTCTGATTACTGCGACATCCTGGAAACGCTGGAAGAACAGGCGGTTGACGATGAATTCGGCGACGCGGCGGGCGATTGGTTTTCCGGTATTCCGAAAGAATGGGTTCAGGAATTGAACGCGGCCGTTGACAACATAATTTCTGAATGGCTGACAAAACATGATCTGGAACCGAAGTTCATAAAAGTCGATTCATGGACAGAAGTTGTAATCACACTGAAATGACGGCCGGGCCTGACTGCAATCAGGCAATGTGATACTTAAAATAAGCGAAAGGGGTTTTATTACATGAATAAAACCGACGAATTCTATATTCACGACACGACGATCCGTTTCAATACGTCGCAAGGGTGGAAAGGGATCGGACGTTCCGTTCAATATGAACATTACAGTTATTTTTATCAGATTTTGCACATGCTGGAATCAGAGGGCTTCAAGGTCGAAAAGGACGCGGAAGTTTTGAGGGATTATAAAAACATAAGCAGAGATCATTGGCAAGGGCAACGCGGTGATTTAGAGTTTTCCGCGAAGAAATTCCCGGCCGGGTTTGAAATCACGTTTTTTCAGAACATCGTTTTCGATAATCCGAACGGCGGGAAATATGATTTTGACAAACTGGCGAAAATGCCGTATCTGATCCGCCTTCAGTATCTTGTTTCTATGCGGAAAGTCGTCGAAAAGCTGAAGACGCTGACGGAAGCGAAAGACAGGACGCCGCCGCCAGCGAAGACGGCTGAAGAAAAAATCCGGCGCGATCTTGTGTATAACTGGCACTTTTTCCCGGATATGAATTTTGATTTTCGGGAAATCCGCGAACCTGAATCGTCATATTACGGGCTTGACCGCAACAAAAAGCCGATCCACAACGGCGACGTGAAATATTTCCGGGATAGCTGGAACGGTTACATAATGCGGGGCCGCGCGTATTATTGCGCAAATATGAATTGGTGGGTGATCCTGAATAAACGGGAAGCCGTCATTGTTAGCAACTATGATATGTTTGACGATTTCCCGGCCGGCGATCCGCGGCGCGTTGCGCCGAACCGGACGCCGAAAGAATACGCCGCACTTCGGGAGAAACAGGAGAAGGCGAAGGCTGACGCGCTTGATCTGATCGCGCGCCTGGAAAATCACGGCGTCAGGGTTCCGAAAAAGGCAAGAAGGGCGTGTATCAATGAAGTATGTCGGAAGCAAAGCGAAGATCAGTAAATTTATTATTCCGATCCTTCAGGGCATGATCGACGCGAATCACATTGAAACATACGTCGAACCGTTCGTCGGGGGGGGGTAATTCGATTGAAAAGATTATCTGTAAAAACCGGATCGGGTACGACAACAATTTTTATCTGATCGAATTCTGGAAAGCTATTCAAGGCGGCTGGAATCCTTCCGGGATAGACATTTCAAAAGAACTTTATCAGTTGATAAAGGATCGGAAAGAGTTGTTCCGGCCGGAAGTGGTCGCGCTGGCGGGGTTTTGTGCTACATATAACGCAAAGTGGTTCGGCGGGTATGCCGGGATCGTAAAGACGAAGATCGGAACATTCCGGAATTATTACGACGAAGCCGTCAGAAACGTATTGAAACAGGCCCCGGCAATGTTGGACGTGAAATTCGATTGCCGTTCATTCGCCGACGTCCAGTGTGAAAATTGCCTTGTTTATTGTGATCCGCCCTATGAGGGAACGACAAAGTATGTCGAAGAATTCGATCATTCGCAATATTGGGAATGGGTTCGCCGGATCAGCCGGAAAAACATCGTCGTATGTTCAGAGTACAACGCGCCGGAAGACTTTTCCTGTATATGGGAAATGGAAACGGTGACAACGCTTGACAAGGCAAGCCGGAACAGGGCGATTGAAAGATTATTTGTTTTGGGGAAGGGGTGATTTTATCAAATGGCCAGGTTTCAGGAATGGAAAACCGTTCCGGGCTTCGGCGGCGTTTATCAGGCGTCATTCTTCGGCCAGGTTCGCCGGGTATATAAGAACGGGAAAGTCCATATTCTGACGCCTTATGAAAAGACCGGAGAACGCCACGGATCGCGGAAGCTATTCGTTAAAATGAAGTCGCGTGAAGTGAACCTTGCGCAAATTATCGCGCTGACGTTCATCGGAAAGCGGCCGCCTGACCGCGTTGTTTACCACAAGAACGGCGATTTCCGCGACAATATGGTGAATAACCTTGCGTATATGGAAAAACGCGACGTCGGCCGGATAACGGGCGCACGATCAGGGAAACGGGCGGTCGTGAAGATCGACAGCAACGGGGAAATCATTGACGTGTACTATTCCGCCAGGGAAGCGGGGCGGCGGAACAATATGTCATATCAGACCGTTCTTGACCGTTGCAACGGGAAAGTAAAGAAAAGCATACCGGCCCCGGACGGCTATGAATACGCCTGGGAAGACAGGCCCGCGTCGATCCGGAAAGCGATCGCGCGGATCATGGGGCAACAAATAAAGCCGGAAAAGAGGGATAGAAAATGATAGTTATATCAAAAACGGACGATTACGGGCTGACAGCCGGGAAGAAATACAAAGTGATCCAGGAATCAGCCTGTTATTTCAAGGTCAAACTTGACAACGGAAATATTGCGTATCGTTCAGAATATTTGTTCGAGAAAAAAGAAAGAGAGGAAAAAGAGAAATGAAAAACATCTTGAAACGCACAGTTGCAGTCATTGACGATCGGGGGATTCCGTCGTTCATGGTTAAGTTTGAGAATACCGCGACGGCCGCGGAAAAGGCTGACCGCGTGTTCTTCGTCCGGGGCCAGGAATACGACGCCTTTTATTTGTCGGCCTTCCCGAACATCGTGATCGACGGCCGGGCTTATTCCTTGCCGCTTATGACGCCGACGACGCGGCTGACGCTGGACGAAATGATCGCGGCGTGTCGCGCGAAGGGCGAAGGCTGGCACGTATCGACGGCGGCGGAATGGTTCCACGCGGTCGCAGAAAGCCGCCAGGCGGGAACAATGCCGCACGGCAATACAAGTTATGGCAAATACTACTATGACGCCGCTGAACGCGGTATTCCGGGCGATATAGGCGGAATAACGCTGACCGGTTCCGGCCCGGCAACCTGGCGGCACGACGGCACATTTGACGGCGTTTCAGACATGAACGGGAATATCTGGAAGCGGCTGACCGGGATCAGGCTGAAGAACGGCGTCTTCCAGTACATACCGGATAATGACGCCGCCGCGCCGGACGCTGATCTTTCGGAGAATAGCGCGGAATATAAGGACGTACAGGTCGCCGGGAAGCCCGTCAGAATGGGAATGATGGACGGCGAAGTGTGTATCACGACGGACGAAATTGACGGCTGGGCCGCCAGTGAAAGGAAGTTTGTCATTAACCTTCTTCCGGAAACACCGGAAATTCTCCGCCGCCTGGGAATCGTGACGCCGGATCAGGAAGAATCCGGCGAATGGCTATCCGCCGACGCTGACCTTGACGAAGCAACGCCGCTTGTGGGCGCGGGTTGGCGCAACGCGTCGTACGCCGGTTCGTCCGCTTTGTACTTCAACGATCCGCGGACGTACGCGTACCACAACATCGGCTTCTTCTCCGCTTTCCTGGGGGAACCTGTAATCCGCTGACTGTAATCTGATCGCGCCGCGATCGCGGCGCGTATGAGGGAAACAAAATGTTTGATTGGAACACGAACGCGGCCGCCGCGGTACGCGCACAGGTCGAACAGGACGAAGCCGACACAAGGTTAATAAAAGTAGCCGGGGAAGACGTCGGAAACAGGCTGATCCGGATTATACGCGAACAGTCGCCGTTGAAACAGCTTGCGTTCACGGAAACGACGATCGAAGCACTGGCGGCCGGTTACGATTATTCGGAGTGTAAAACGATCGACGACATGGCCCATGTATACGCCGGTTATCTGATAGACCTGACGTTCGGAAAAAGTCCTGAAAATATCTGTATGGCATTAAATGAAAAGGGGGTTTTGTAAATGCTGAAGCCTACAAACAGGCGGAATTATAAAGAAGTGTGTTCACTTTACGAATCGCGCGGGCTGACCGATTATCGGCTTCGGACGCCGGAAGACATAAAGGCAATACATAATTTTGACATTACGGAAACGGAAGGTTATTCCGATCTTACGGACGAAAACAAAAAACTGTACGCTGATTTTTTCATCACGTATATGAACGGGCTGGGAATGAACACGAAGATCACGATTTTCCCGCGGCGCGTCAATTACGTCCGGAAGACGACATATCTTCGCCAGCTTCCGCCCGATCCGGAAGACGGGAAAATTTACCGGGAAGAAATCGGCGTCAAATTCACGATCCTGAAGGCAAACGGGAAAACGAAGACCTTACCGCGCGCCGGGTATTTCGACGAAGGCATGACGGCCGACGACGCCACGGAAACACGCGAAGAAGAATTTCTTCGGGCCGATCTGATCGTCCAGCGTGACAACACATGGTTTCATGTGCTGGCCCCGGATCGGTACTATTAAGGGGGTGAGAGAATGAAAAGGATCAGGAATCCGGACGCCGGAAAACTGAAGGAAGCGTTGCGGGCCTATGGGATCACGACGCCGGATCAGCTTGAAAAAGCCCTGGCGGATTCCCTTGACAAGCTGGAAGTCGGGATCATGACGGAACGCTTGTCAGTACCGGCCCCGGAAAAGACAGCATAAAGGGGATAGCGCACATGACGGGAATCAGCCGCTATCCCCCGAACCGGCCCCGCGATAACGCAAAGCCTTTAATAATTGTAGACAAAACAAGGGCTTTTGTCAATAGGGGGCTTATGTGCAAGGTTATAACAGATATAAGACGTACAGCGACGGCGTGACGTATATCATTGACGCCTTCTGGAACAACGTCTGCCAGGATTGCGGACACGTTTATTTGTCCTGTACGTGCGATTGCAAATGTCCGAAGTGCGGAAGTGAAAAGATCGTCCGCACATTGGAAGGAAAGAGCCTTGAAGAAGTTATCGCGGAAAGACGGCCTGATTTAATTCAGAGTAAATCAGAATAAATCCGATTTAATCAGAGTTAATCAGAGTAAATCAGAGAATATCAGAGTAAATCCGAAATGAAAGAAGGGTGATACAGTGAATAGGCTCGGCTTCATAATTCTTTCGATTCTTCGCCAGAACGGGGCGAACAGCCGCTTGTCAGCTATGGCGGTTAGCGAAATAGTGGATGAAGAAGAATTTGAATACAAGGACAACACGATTTATAAAAAAATCAAAGAATTTGAAAGTGCCGGGCTTGTAGCGCAAGGATTGAAGGAAGGCCGCGCCGCGACGTTCTACATTACGCAAGAGGGCGTTCAAATTCTGGAAAGGGAAAGAAATGAAACATAAAATTTTATTCAAAAGTCTTTTATTGACTTCCTGGATCATGGTCGCCGCGCTTGCGATTATTACAGTAGCACAGGACAAGGAAATCCGCGCGTTACAGGCGGAAAAGATAAAGCCCTATAAAGGTTATCAGTTTGCAACGATCCAGTATCAGGACGATTACACGGGCGAATTGATTACCGTCCAGGGAACACTTAATTTCGACGCCACGCTTCAGCCGGTCGGAAACTGGATGTATGAATATAACGGCGTCGAAGCCGTACTGTCCGGCGCGCGTGTGATCGGAGAAAAGCGCGTTCCTTACAGTACGACGGGGAATGTTGCGATCTATCTTGCGGACGGGGAACAAATGACGTTTTACGGAACGGTTGTGAAACCGCTTGAAAATGACGCGAACCTGATCTTTTACATGGTCGATTCAGAATTGACGGATCGGGAAAACATTTTGAGAGATTTTTTTGAAAGGAGAACCGAAACAGATGAAGAATAAGATTGCTTTTGTAGCGGTGGGCCAGGCCGGGGGAAATATCGGTCGCCTGTTTGAAAATAAGGGGTATTCAGTCCTTTACATTAACACTTCACAAGAAGACCTTGACACGCTGGAAGCGGCAAAATACAAATATCACATTCCGGGCGGTGAAGGATGCAACAAAGACCGGCACAAGGCGAAACAGCTTGTCGTCGATGATTTTGACCGGATCGCGGCGGAAATTGATTCAAAGATCAAACAGAAGATGATCTTCGTCATTTTCGCCAGCGGCGGCGGAACCGGATCAGGGGCCGGGCCTATGCTGATAGACCTTTTGACGGACGAAGACAAGACGGTCGGCGCAATCACGATCATTCCGGGCGAAAATGAAAGCGTGAAGTCACATATCAACGCCTATGAATGTTTTTCGGAGTTGGTCGAGATCGACGCGACGGCGGCCTGTTTTATCCTGGATAACAGCAAGGGCGAAAAGATGAAGCTGAATCCGGTATTTGTGGACGATTTTTGTTCGTTCCTTGAAATTCCGGAAACGTACACAAGCGAAGAAGGGAACATTGACAAGGCCGAAATCGAAGAAACGCTGAAAGCGCACGGAATGGCCGTCGTCGTCCGGAAAAAGGCGGATAATTCCGCAAAGGCGATCGACGCGCTGAAGGACAATATATTCGCGCCGATCGAAGCGGATCAGACGGTCAAATATATCGCGGCCGCGCTTCCGCCGAAAGTGGCAATGATTGACGTGCAGAAGGCCGCGGGCGTTCCGATCGACACGTTCCAGACGGTTTCAAAGGACGAAACGGTCATGTGTCTTTCGGGCCTGTCATATCCGACGACACGGCTTGATTCCGTGTATAGCCGGGTAGATGAAAACCGGGAAACGATCCTGAAGAACCTGAACGCGGCAAAGGAAACAAGCCTGAAAAAAGACGTGAACTTCCTGACCGGCGTATCTGGCGGAAGGGGATCTTCAGGACGGCCCGAACAGCCGAAGCGTCCGAAGGCGCGGCGCGATATTATGAGCAAATATCTTTCATAGGAGTATGGGGAAAATGGCTGATATAACTTGGATCAAACTTCGGATCGACATGTTTGACGATGAAAAAATAAAACTGATTCAGGCCCTTCCGGATGGCGACACGATCCTTGTTATCTGGATTAGAATTCTTGCGCTGGCCGGGAAGTGCAACGCGAACGGCTATTTGTGCATTGACGACGAATTCCCGTATTCTGACGAAATGTTAGCGACGATCTTTAATAAGACCTTGCCGCAAGTCCGGCTTGCCCTGGACACGTTTTCACGGTTCGGCATGATCGAGAAGACACAAAAAGGCGTTTATATATCAAACTTCATGGAACATCAAAACGCTGACGGCATGGAGCGGATCAGGGAACAGAACCGGCTTCGCAAGCAACGCCAGCGGGAAAGACAGAATCAGATCAAGGCACATGAACAGCTTCTTCTTTCAGATATGTCACGTGACACGTCACGCGACACGTCACAAGACGTTCACGAAAATGTCACGGGAAGTCACGCAACAGAGAGAGAAGAAGAAATAGATAATAATAATATATTAAATTCTAACGAATTTAATATTAGTCAAAATCCGGATGATCCGGAACCGGAACCGGCAAGGCGGACGCCGATTGACTGGAAGCGGATTTTGTCCGATTATCTGGCGATATGCGTTGACCTTCCGGGAATCCGGGGGCTGACCGAAGGGCGGAAAACAAAGGTTCGGACATTACTGAAGGAATTCAAAGCCCTGAAGATCATGGACGGGCTGACGCCTGAAGAAATAATGAACCGGATATTCCGGGAAGTACAGGAAAGCGATTTTCTTTCCGGCCGATCCGGGAAATGGTCGGCGTGTAATTTTGACTGGATCATAAACAAGACGAACGCAATCAAGATCGTCGAAGGAAATTACAGGAACAAAGGGGGCGCGAACAATGGCATTTCAGGAAACGGCGGAAATAGCGGCGGATCAGTTCCGTCAAATAGTCGAACGGCGGAAAATGAAGCCCTGGAAAGGTTTAGAAGAAACAAAAACGTATAATTGCCCGTTATGCCAGGATAGCGGCTGGATCATGGAGAAGCGCGGCGAATATGAAGTCGCGATTCCGTGCAAGTGCGGCTTCCTGGAAAAACAGGCCCTTGAAAACAAACTGAAGTTCGCGTCGATCCCGAAAGAGTTCAGCGGCCACACGGTCGAGAATTTCCGCACTGACTGTTATTTCTCGGCGGAAAATAAGGAACTGGCGGAAATGGCGAAAGTGATCGCCCGGAACTATGTGGATCAGTTCAAGGAAATCCAGGAATCCGGAAAGGGATTGTATTTCTATTCGTCCGTGAAGGGTTCCGGGAAAACGCGGCTTGCGGTTTCGATCGCAAATGATATTATTTGCAAACACTTAATTTCCGCAAAGTTCGCGACGACGCTTCAAATCCTGGACGAAATAAAAAGCACGTGGGGAGATCAGGAAGGCGCGGAACAAAAGCTGATTCAGGACATTATACGGGTTCCCGTCCTTGTCATTGACGACATAGGCGTCGAAAGAAGCAAAGACTGGATTGAAGAACGCTTTTATAATATCCTGAATGGCCGTATGATCCAGAAGAAAATAACGATTTTTACAAGTAATTGCGCGGTGGAAGAATTAAGGCTTGACGATCGGATCGTGAACAGAATTCAGAAAATGGCCTTGCCGGTTGCCTTCCCGAACGAATCAGTCCGGGCGACACTGGCCCGCCAGGAAAACAGCGATCTTCTGGCCCGTCTACTAGGATAAACACGAAAAGGAAGGTGTAAAATGGCAAAAAAAAGAAAGTGCCGCATGAACGAAGAAGAAATCCTTGTTCATGAAATGGCGATCAAACTTCGCAAAAAGACCGACAAACAGCTTGTCGATGAATTTGAAGATCAGTTCCGGAAAGGGAAGGAATCAGCCGGGATCAGCGGCGACGACATTGATCTTCTGACAAAGATCGGAGTTCAGACAATATCAAAAGCCGGGAAAGAAAAGACGGTTTCAAATATCATTCAGGAATTAGTTTCGATTATCGCCAGGAGCCGCCAGCGGAAGTCGGACGGATTCTTCAAGAGTTCCGGCGCGAAATATAAGTTCCTGGAAATTGCAAAGCAGACGCCGGGGATCGGCGCGGCTACATACCGGAAGATCGAAAACCTGGTAAACGGACAGACCGAAAGCGGGGTGACGGACGGTGACTGACAATCACGAAAAGATCATTGACAAGATCGACAAACTTCTTGCGTTGTCACGGTCGGACAATGAGAACGAAGCCCGCGCCGCTATGCTGAAGGCACAGGAATTGATCGCGAAACATAACATTGACCGGGCCGAACTTGGACAGGAAGAAGAAAAGAACGTCATAACAATGACTTCGACGCCGTTCCGTGACGATTGGGTTCAGCTTGTCGCCGGGGTGATCGCGAATAATTTCCGTTGCCGAAGCCTTGTTATAGTCATGCGAAGGGGCGCGTTTCGTGTTCGGTTTTTCGGATTCTACGAAGACGCCGTTATCAGCATAAATATTTTTCAATACGCCGTCAAGGTCGTCCGGAAGCGGTTCGCGACGCTTCGCGCGATATATGAAAGTGCTGACCGGGTATTCGGGAAAGCTGAAAAAGACGCTTATGTCATGGGCTTTTGCTCCGGCCTGGAAAAGAATTTCGAGGAACAGAAGCAAAGCAATAATCAATTCGCGCTTGCGCTGGTAGTGCCGAAAGAAGTTGATGAATTCGTCAACGCGATCCCGTGCGTCGAAGAAGTGCGGGAAGAACGGGTTCAGTTAAACCGGGCGCAAGTCCTGTTATTCCAGAACGGCCACGCTGACGGCCGCGCGTTCCAGAACGCCGGAGACAAGGAACGTCTTCGGGGAATGGGGGTGTGATATGGATTTCAAGCCCGGAAAAGACAAATATTTCGTCCTGGTCGAAGGCGACGAAAAGGCGGCGATCCGCGACACGCCTGAAGCGGCTGAAAAGAAGCGTCAAAAGCTGATGAAATTCAGCAAGGGGAAACGGATCATTGTCTATAAATCGACAGAAAGGAACGGATAAAATGAATAAATGGTTAGGAACCGGCCGCGTCGCTGAAAATCCAGTGATTCATTACAGCCGCGAAGGAAAACCGTTCATCACGTTCGCGGTCATGTGCAAGAGGGATAAAAAGATCGGCAAGAATGAAAATCCGGTTGATTTCATTGACTGTATTTGTTCGGGCCGGACGTTCACGTTCGCGCAAGAAAACCTTTACAAGTACAAAAAGATCGAAGTCACAGGCCCGATCCGGTCAGGACACTATACAGACCGCGAAGGAAAGAAAATATATACAAAGACGGTATTAGTTGACACGATCGAGTTTGCAGAAACAAAGGCCGAAGAAATCGCCTATTTGAAATCAATCGGGAAATACCAGGAGCCGGAAGCAGAGCCGGAACCGGAACAATATGATCCGGGAACGCTTCCGCCGCCCGTGCCGGACGGCGCGTTCATGGATATTCCGGACACGATCGACGACGAACTTCCGTTCAGATAGGGGGAAACATGAAACATCACAAAATTAAAATTCTTCCGGAATACTTCGGCCAGGTCGCCACGGTCGGCGGCGGAAAGAAACGGTTCGAGATCAGGAAGAACGATCGAGATTATCAGGTCGGCGACACGGTGACGTTGCAAGAGTGGGAACCGGATTCCGGATATACCGGGAACGAAATCACAATTCAGATCGGGTATTTACTGAAGGATTGTCCGGAATACGGCCTTCTTCCCGGTTATTGTATTTTTAGCTGGTAGGGGGCCGGTCATGGACAAGAATCTTTTATACAACGGTTCCGGCGTCAAAGATTACACAGCGGCCCACGCAATCAGGAAAGCGGATTGCCAGCCGCAAGAAGTGAACCGTCTGATCGAGATAATCAAAAATGTCGCTGATCTGGCCGGATATGAGATCGAAGGCCGGATCGCGCTAAAGAATAAAAAGACAAGGAAGGTGTATCGTTAATGTTTGAAGACAAAGGATTGATCCGCGTCGCGTTCCAGGAAAGCGAAGCCGCGCGAATAGAAGAATTTATTGAAACGGTCGGCGACGCGATCCCGCCCGCGCTTGTTACAGAGTTAATCGACAGGGGATATTTCACGGCCCCGGCCGGAATGAAACATCATGGGAATTTCGACGGCGGCCTGTATTGGCATAGTAAAAACGTCGCTGAAATCCTTCGCCAGTATACGGATCGGCTTGGCCTGGAATGGACGAACGGCCGAAGCCCGGTCGTGATCGGCTTCCTTCATGACGTTTGCAAGCTGGATTATTACCGGAAGACGTACACAAGCGAAATGACGGATTATTCCATTATCGAGGGGCCGCCCGAAAGCCCGTCATATTACCATTACACATGGAACGACGAACAGATCATTCCCGGCCACGGCGACAAATCGCTGATCTTTATCGGCCAGTATATGAACCTGACCGACGAAGAAGTCGCCTGTATTCGCTGGCACATGGGAGCGTATGACACGAAAGAAAACTGGAAGTATTACAACGAAGCCGTTCACAGGTGGCCGAACGTGCTTTATACACATACCGCCGATATGCTGGCGGCGAAAGTTTGGGAAAGGTAGGGGCGAAAGATGAAAGAAATTAAATGTTCCAGGTGCGGCCGGAAAATACATTCCGCGGATTCCGTCAACCTGATCGCGGAAGCATACAGTGAAGACACGGAAAAGATCGGCGGCGTACTTGAAACGCTAGGCTATAATCTGCGGCATTTCGCGACAGTCGTGTTCACGTCGGTTTTGTCGGCAAAGACGCCGGAATTATGCCAGGATTGCGCGAAGGCCGTGTTCCGGTTCGCGCGCGGCGGGCTGATCCCGCCAGTACAGCCGGGCGACACGGTTTATAAATTCGATTACTTCGCCGGGGAAGTGGAGCCGATGAAGGTTGTGACGGTTTTACTTGCCGACGCCGGGAACGAAATCGAAGTCGAGTGTCGCGGAAAATCAGAATATTATTATCAGGACGAAATCGGGGAAGTGATATTCCTGACAGAAAAAGAAGCAGAAAGGGGCGGGAAGAATGAAGCCGCAAAATGAACGGGTTGAAAGATTTATGGAGTTGATGAACGAAGCACTTCAGGAAACGGGGATCACGCTTGCGGCCCATGACGACGAACCGCTTGTCGTGTTCGACGCTTTCCTTGAAGAACCGGTTTTTCTGGAAGTCCAGCGCGGAACCGATATAAATATTCAGGACGGGCGCGTCGTCGGCCGGGAAGTGTTCGATAATGGCGACATAAGCGAATGAAAGGGAAAGCCGCGGGGGGTAAATATCCAGGTGGAAGAAACGCCGGAAGAAGCCGTCGAGCGGCGATTTTGGGAAAGCAGACAAATGACCGTTTATGATTACAAAGAACTAATTCCGGAAGACATGAAAAAGCGGATCGCCCTGATCGACGTTGACGGCCACAATTATCCGAACTTGCCGTTGATGAAGCTGGCCGCATGGCATAAACGACGCGGCGATTCCGTCGAATGGTATGATCCGCTTTTTCATAATTCCGCATACGCGCCGCCGTTTGATATAGCGTACATGAGCAAAGTTTTTACATTCACGCCAGATTATCAATATCCAGTGAACGCGGATAAAATCATAAAAGGCGGAACCGGATATTTTTATCCTGACGGCGGCGATCCGCTTCCAGAAGAAATCGAACACATTTATCCGGATTATTCCATATATGGGATCACGGACACGGCGTTCGGATTCCTGACGCGCGGGTGTCCGCGAAATTGCGATTTTTGCATTGTCAGCGAAAAAGAAGGATCGAAAAGTTACAAAGTCGCGAATTTATCGGAGTTCTGGCGCGGTCAGAAAAATATAGTGTTATGTGATCCGAACCTGATTGCGTGTCCTGACTGGAAAGACCTGATTCAACAGCTTATTGACAGCCGGGCGCGGATCGACATAAATCAGGGAATTGATATGCGGTTAATGACGGAAGAAAAAGCGGAAATGATTAAAAAAAATCCGCGTGAAAGCCGTACATTTCGCCTGGGATAGATACGAAGACAAAAAGCGGATCGTTCCAAAATTCAAAGCCTTCAAAGAAATAACAGGCTGGGATCGAAGGAAGCTGATCGTTTTCGTTCTGACAAATCACGGAAGCACGATCGAACAAGACCTTGAACGGATTTACACGCTTCGCGATCTTGGTTATGATCCGTATGTGATGATCTACGAAAAAGAGAAGACGAAGAAGGGCGATCCGGTCAGGCGGCTTCAAAGGTGGGTGAATAACCGTGTGATTTTTAACACTATTCCGAAATTTGAAGATTATGATACAAAATACTAGAAAGGGGGATCGGAATGAAAAAGGACATATTCAAGAATTGCGTTGTAATTTGCCGGGAATATAACCGGGAAAAGGCGGCGATCGAAGTCACGACGATTGAAAAAGGCGTGACGGAAAGCCTGATCCGGCAATTATCCCGCCTGTCAATGCACGAAACGCATTATCGTTATTTCCTGGTGCGCCGTCACGATTACCAGAAGAACAAACATTCGATTATTCATCAAGTGCGCGTCATGGACATTAAAAACACTAAAATGATTATGGAGTTCGGCCGCGCCGCTATGGAAGGCGCGTTTGAAACAGCATAGAAAGGGGAAAGCATGAGCAAAGAGAACAAAAACCGCCTGATCCTTGATCCGCCGTGCAAATTCCGCCAGGCGTTCAGGGCTGAAGATCAGACTTTGATCTATATTTGCCGGAAATCGAATAAAAAGTGTCAGGATAGGGAAGAAAATGTCCAGGTGAAAGGGAAAAATGCACAAATGGAAGAAAAAATGCACAGTTGGGAAGAAAAGTGTCCGGATTATGAGCCTATGGAGCGCGCGACGGCCCGGAAAGAGCGTGAACAGAAGGAAGCGGCGCAAAGGATCGGTTATCGGATCGGGCAGATGATCGTTTATTACAGTTTTTCGGTTTTGTTTCTGGCGGCCCTGGCCGTGATCTTCGACAGGCCGATTTCATTCTTCCGGATCGTCATTTTTGTGGCCGTGCTGGATTTTTTACAGGAATTTCACGATTTTTGTTTCAAGACCGGCCCGAAAAGCACATTTTGACAAATCGGTTGATTTTGTCAAATAAATCCTGTAAAATAAAAGAGCGAACCGTTTTCACGAATCCGCCCTTACGCCTTTAATAATTATATCACGTCCTGATATAATTTCAAGTGGAGTTTGTGAGAATGACAACGCCAAAAATCGAAAGGAACATACTGAAAGACATTGAACTTCAGATCATGCTATGCAATGAGAGCATACGGACACACAAAAAGTCGATCGAGAAGGTGAAAAGGGCTTGCGGCTGGAACGGGCCGCAACCGATCGGCGGGATTGATTATTCAAAACAGTCTTCCCATTCTTCGCCGATCGCTTTTATTGAAGGTTATGAGATCATACAGAAAGATGAAAGGAAGATCGAAGAACTGAAAGAGGAAAGGCGCGAACTTCACGCGACGAAGCGGCGGATCGAAAAAATATACGCCAGTCTTTCGGACGATGAAGCGCAAATCTACTATAAGCGCATTATCTGCAAAAAAACACAGGCACAGGCGGCCCACGAACTTCATATTTCGGAACGCCAGCTTCAGCGGATCGAAAAGTCCATGAAGAAGAAAGGCGTGTTCAAAAAGTGAAATTTTTTTGAACACTAATTTGAACAAAAATTTTGACCGGTTTTTTCGGGGGCTGATTTTTCAAGAAATCCTTTATTTACGGGGAAAACCGCGATTTTGAAATGTCGTGTTTTATGTCGTGTTTTATGTCGTGTTTTTGGTGGGAAATATGTCGTGGAAATGTCGTGTCAAGTTGTGCTATAATGTGTAGCGTGGAAATCTGCAAAAAGACCTTCAAAGGGCGTCGCGAAAGCGGCGTCTTTTTTGTGCATGAAAGAAGGTGCATATATGAATACAGTGGAGCCGATCAGAGACAAGGACGTCGTTCTTGATCTGGCCGATTATCTGAAAGCCCGGAATGAACGTGATTACGTCCTGTATATGTTCGGGATTTATTCCGGGCTTCGCATATCCGATATACTGGCCTTCCGTGTGCGTGACGTGCGCGGAAAATCAGAAGTCTATATTCGGGAAAAAAAGACGGGGAAGGAAAAGCGTTTCGCGCTGAATAAGGAACTGATCGCAATACTGGATCAGTATATCAAGGACAAAAAGGATTATGAATATTTGTTCAAATCCCCCCGCTATCCTAACAAGCCTATAACAAGGCAACAGGCATATAACATACTGACTGACGCCGGGCGCGCTTTTTCTATCGACAGCATAGGAACACACACACTTCGGAAGACGTTCGGCTATCACATGTATCAGCAGACACACGACGCCGTGACGCTGAAAGAGATATTCAACCATGCGGACATAAGTGTCACGCTTCGTTACATTGGTATCAATCAGGACAATAAAGACAAGGCGATCCGCGGCCTGTCATACGGTCGAAGGCATTGACAAGAATCGGAACGTCTTTCGCTTTATGCCTTGCACTTGTCACAATGAATAACTGTCAAATAAAGTGTGTCGATTTAGTCCGCATTTAATTGATAGACTTTTCGATCGGCCGCGGCTTTACACAATTAAAAGATATGTCAAGTAAAGTGAAGGCCCCGGACGGCCCCGAACAGGCTTTTTGATCGAAAAATTTTTTCCCCGGAAAATCTAGGTTCTTTGAAATCGAACACACGTTCTGCGGGTGAGCGAGGCCCATTTTTTTTCTAGGCACAGACAAAAATCGAAAAGAATTTCCGTTTCCGTTCCGGGGCTGAAAGGTGGGGTATAGTATGGCAAAGGACGAAAACGACGGCGTAAAGCTGACCGACGTTGAATCACTGACCGTCAGCGCGGCCGTCCTGGGCGACACATTCGGCGTGTCTGACCGTCGAATCCGTCAAATGGCGGAAGAAGGGATCATTTCCAGGGTGGCGAAGGGCCGCTATAACTACAAAGAGAGTGTAAAAAACTACATTCTTTCGCTGAAGCTGGCCGTTGACGCTTCGACGTCGGAAAATCCTGACGGCGAACTTGATTTCAACGAAGAAAAGGCCCTTCACGAAAGAGTGAAACGACATATTGCAGAATTGAAATATCAGACAATGAAAGGCGAACTTCACAAGGCGGAAGACGTGCAGAAGGTCATGATTGATATGCTGACCGCCTTCAAAACACGTATTTTGAACATTCCGGCGAAAGTGTCGCCGATCCTTGCGAACCGGTCGGAGATCGGATATATCAAAGACGTCCTGACAAAAGAAGTTCTTGAAGCCCTGAATGAACTGAAAGACTACGATCCGAAGATGTTCTATTCGGACGAATACGTCGAGGACAACGGGCCGGACGATGAATAAAGAAGTCCAGGTCGATATAAAAACGGTTCAGTTGTTCCGGGAAGTGGCGAAAGCCGTTGCGCCGCCGCCGCTTTTGACCGTCAGCGAATGGGCCGACAGTTACAGACGCCTATCGGCGGAAGCCGCGGCGGAACCTGGGCAATGGAACACAGACCGCGCGCCGTATCAAAGGGCAATCATGGACGCGGTAAACGACGCGGAAGTCGAAGAAATCGTGATAAAATCGTCCGCACAGGTCGGAAAGACGGAACTGATCCTGAACGTGATCGGTTTTTTTATTGACTACGATCCCGCGCCGATCCTTGTGTTGCAACCGACACTTGACATGGCACAGGCTTTTTCAAAAGACCGGCTTGCGCCTATGATCCGAGACACGCCAGCACTTCACGGCAAAGTCAAGGACGTCCGATCGAGGGATTCCGGGAACACGATTCTTCACAAAAAGTTTCCGGGCGGTCACGTCACGATCGCGGGCGCGAATTCGGCGTCGTCGCTGGCGTCGCGTCCGATCAGAATTGTTCTAATGGACGAAATTGACCGCTATCCGGCCAGCGCGGGAACTGAAGGAAATCCGATCAAACTTGCGGAAAAAAGAACGGCGACGTTCTGGAACCGGAAGAAGATCAAAGTTTCGACGCCTACGGATAAATTAACAAGTCAGATCGAAAAGGAATATGAAACCGGTACAATGGAAGAATGGAATGTTCCGTGTCCGTGTTGCGGCAAATATCAGCCGTATGAATGGGCGCGGGTTCATTTTTCAGATGTGACTATGGAATGTAAATTCTGTACGGAACGATTTTCTGAAGTAGACTGGAAAGCCGGGGAAGGGAAATATATCGCAGAACATCCGGAACGGAAGAAAAAGCGGTCGTTTCACTTAAACGAATTAGCGTCGCCCTGGAAACACTGGGAAGAAATTATTGAAGAATTCAAGGACGCGAACCGGGCCGTCAAGGAATCCGGCGACGTGGAACGCCTGAAAGTCTGGATCAATACCACGCTGGGCGAAGCCTGGGAAGAACGCGGCGAATCCGCCGACGACGATTCCCTGTTGAACCGGCGCGAAAGGTATATGGCCGATCTTCCGGAAGGCGTCCTTCTTGTCACGGCCGGGATCGACGTTCAGGACGATCGTTTCGAGGTCGAAATAACCGGGTGGGGGCGCGGCTATGAATCATGGGGGATCAAGTACGAAAAGATTTTCGGCGATCTGGAAAAAGAAGAAACCTGGGCGAAGCTGGAAGAATATCTTGACCGCGAACTGTACTTCGAGGACGGCCACAGCCTTTTGATCGCGTGTTCGTGCATTGATACGGGCGGACACTTTACCACGCAAACATACAAATTCCTGAAGCGCATGGAGCGCAAGAACAAACGGATTTACGGTATAAAGGGCATGGGCGGCCCTGGATTGCCGCTGATCTATAAATTATCGACGAACAACAATCTGAAAGTGAAGGTTTTTATTTTGGGCGTTGATTCAGGAAAAGAAATCCTTATGACACGTCTGAAGACGGTGGACGAAGGCCCCGGCTTCTGTCATTTCCCGATCAACAAAGATCGCGGATATGATGAAACGTATATCAAGGGCCTGAATTCGGAACAGCGCGTCATTCAGATGAAGGACGGGCGGCCGGTCATGAAGTGGGTAAAAAAGACCGGAACGAGAAACGAGCCGCTTGACCTTCGCAATTATTCCACGGCCGCGGCGGAAATCTTGCGGCCGGATTGGGAAGTCCTTGAAAGAAAAGTGAAAGCGGGGATCAATTACATGAAAAGGCAACCGAAAAAGAAGTCGGCGCGTTCCGGAACGGTCAGCCGCGGGATTCAGTTATAAAAAGGCGGTGATTTTATGGGAAATGTCAAGGAAGAACGCCTGACGTTGTTAAGAAACAGGCTTCAAAACTATTATGCCGCTGAAGAAGCGATCCTTCTGAATCAGGAATATGTAATCGGCACAAAGAGCCTGAAACGGGCTGATCTGGCAACCGTCCGCGCCGCGATCAAGGATTTACAGGACGAAATTGAAAAATTAGAGGGCGGCGGCAAGAACAAAGCGTTCCGTTTTGTGCCGCGCGACATATAAAAGGGGGCTGAAAACGTGAATATCTTCGACAAGATGATCGAAAAAATAAGCCCGCGCGCCGCGCTTCAGCGCGAAGCTGACCGTTTCAAGCTGGAAACAATCCGATCTTTCCGAAATTCCGGGTATGACGAAAGCGGGGCTTCCAGGTCGAAAAATTCAATGAAGGGCTGGCGGGCGCGAAGCCTGACGCCGCAAGAAGACATAGATCAGAACCTTCCGACGCTTCGCCAGCGTTCGCGAAGCCTTTTCATGTCCGCGCCGCTGGCGACGTCCGCGATCAAAACGAACCGGACAAATATCGTCGGCCAGGGCCTGCGGCTGAAAAGCACGATCGACGCGGAATTCCTTCACATGACGCACGAACAGGCGCAAGAATGGCAGAGGGCCGCGGAACGTGAGTTCAATTTCTGGGCGTCAAAGAAATTATGTGACGCGACACGCGTGAATAATTTCTATGAAATTCAACAGGTCGCGTGTTTGAATTGGCTTATGAACGGCGACGCCTGTTGTCTGATCGAGTACGACAAAAGCGCAAAGAAATATTTCCCGTATGGCTTGCGGCTTCACTTGATCGAATCTGACCGCGTATCAACGCCACAGTCGGCGGGAACATACGTCGATCTAATGGCCCGGAATCCGGCGACGAAGAACAGGATTTTCAACGGCGTCGAGGTTGACAGCCGCGGGAAGGTGGTCGCGTATCATATTTGTTCCAGCTATCCGGGATCGAACCTATATCCGAAAAAGACCTGGACGCGCGTGAAGGCGTTCGGGGATCGGACGGGAAGCCCGAACGTCCTTATGATCTACGAATCAGAGCGGGCGGAACAATACCGCGGCGTTCCTTACCTGGCCCCGGTCATTGAATCGCTGAAACAGCTTACACGATACAGCGACGCCGAAATGATGGCCGCCGTTATCAACGGATTCTTCACCGTGTTCGTCACGTCGGAAAGCGGCGTCACGGATCAGCCGTTCACGGGCGTCACAGAAGAAGGCGACAACGTGACGGACGATGATATTTCGTATGAGTTAGGCCCCGGAATGGTGAACGTCCTTCAGCCTGGCGAAAAAATCGAAATCGCGGACGCAAAGCGTCCGGCAACGAATTTCGACGCTTTTGTGTCGGCCCTTGCAAAGTATATCGGCGCGGCCCTTGAAATCCCGTATGAATTACTGATGAAGTCTTTCAATGCGTCTTATTCGGCGTCACGGGCGGCGATCCTGGAAGCCTGGAAAGCCTTCAAGATGAAAAGAACATGGCTTGCAAACGATCTATGTCAGCCGGTTTATGAAATGTTCCTGGCCGAAGCGATCGCGTCAGGCCGCCTTCGCGCGCCTGGCTTCTTCCTTGATCCGCTGATTAAGGAAGCATATTGCAAAGCGCAATGGAACGGCCCGGCGCAAGGAATGATTGATCCGCTGAAGGAAGTCAACGCGGCTGAAAAGCGGATCAGCCTGAACCTGTCAACGCATGACCGCGAGACAACCGAAATGACGGGCGGCGATTTTGAAAGCAATATCCGCCAGTTACAGCGGGAAAAGAAACTGATTGCAGACCTGGAGCCGGAAAAAGCGGCGGCCCCGGAACCGGGAAGCGATACAAACAACAAAGAAGAAGGTGAAGGGAATGAAAAGAATGGAAATTCTGAACCGGGCGGCGATCCGCGCGGCGGCCCCGGCCCCGGCGACGGCGGCGAACAAAAATAAATTCTGGAATTTCGTTGACGCTGGCGGCGACACGGCGACGCTTCAGCTTTTCGGAACGATCCAGTCCGAAAAAAGCTGGTGGAGCGAAGACAATGTGACGTACCGCGATTTTATCAACGAATTGAACGGCCTGGGCGACAAGAAAACAATCCGGGTTGAAATCAATTCGGGCGGCGGCGACGTGTTCGCGGCAAATGCGATTTATAATGCGCTTCTGGCACATAAGGCGACGGTCGAAGGATATGTGATCGGCTTGTGTGCGAGCGCGGCGACAATCGTTCTTATGGCGTGTACCACGCGGAAGATCGCAAAGAACGCGCTTCTTATGGTGCATAATCCGACAGTGACAGTTTTCGGGGCGTACAGTTCCGAAGAACTTCTGAAGCTGGCGGAAGTCACGGACAAGGTGAAAGCGTCGATCAAAACGGCGTACAAAGAACGCCTTGACAAGACGGACGAAGAAATCGACGAATTGATGAACACTGAAACATGGTATGTCGGACAGGAAGCGATCGACGACGGTTTTTGTACTGATCTGATCGAGGAATCCGCCGACGTTCTGGATTTCGTCAACGGTAACACGATGAATGTGAACGGGATCGTTCACACATTCCGGAATGATTACGTTGAAACGGTCGTTCCGGATAATGTTCGCAAGAAGGTACTTGAATTTTCTAATACGCCGCAGAATTCCGGTACTTTTTTGAATATCAAACACAAGAAAGGAAATGAAAACATGGGCGAGAATGGAAACAAGTTCGAGAATGTGGAACAGTTAAGGGCCGCTTATCCGGAATTCTGCAATCAGATCGAGAATTCCGCGATCGCGTCCGAACGCGCGCGCCTTCAGGCGATCGACAAAATCGCGGCGGGCGTTCCGGCTGAAATGCTGGACAAAGCGAAGTACACGGAGCCGATCACGGCGGAAGCGTTAAGTTATGCCGTTCTTTCGGCGTCGAACGCGGCCGGATCGAAGTTCCTGAACAACATGGTTGACGATTTAGGCGGTTCCGGGGCCGGAAGCGTCGGATCGGAGCCGGGAGCGGGCGCGCCGTCCGGAGCGGAAGACGAATCCGCGGCAAGGGTGAACGGCCTTGCGGGTGCAATGAAAAAAGACAGAAGAAGGGGGAAATAATATGAATCTGTTTGAGAAAATCGGCGAATTCACGCCGGACAGCCTGATCGTATCAAATGAATTCCCGATCCTGAAGGAAGGTTGCGGGCTGAAACAGGGGCAGAAGGTTTTGAAGCGCGGTTCCCTGATCGTCAAGGACGGTTCCGGGGATTTCGTGATCGCGCCACAGGAAAGCGAGGGCGTGACGGCGTTCGGAATCCTTGCGGACGACGTTGACACGGGCGACACGGGCGAAGACAAGGTTCCGGCCGTCTGCTATGTGACGGGAATCTTCAATCCGGACGCGGTGATCGTCGGAGAGTCGGCAACCGTGACGGATTACGCGGACGCAATGCGCGGAAGGTCGATCTTCCTTCGCGCCGTGCAGAATTACGATCCCGCGGCGGGAAAATAATCAGCCCCGTCGTCAAAGCGGTGGACAGCGGGGCGCAATGTTATGATAAAACGGCCGCTGATCTTCAGGAAAATATCGTTGTCAAAAGGGATAAAATCACGGGTACACTGAAACACACAACCGGATTCAAGGCGTTCGGGGAAGGCGAACAGGACGGAAATTTCCTTGCCCTGGCACTTCCCGCCGATCCTGACGTCGAAATCACGACAGAGGTTATAAACGGGAAGTCCGGCCCGGTCAAGGTCGGAGAAGAACGCTTTTGCGTGTACCGGATCACGGACAAGGATCGCCAGAAGATCAAAGTCGTCTATAAAAAGGGCGGCGACACGGTAACAAAAGTTTATACACTTACCGGATTAAAACTGAAAGGAGAATAAAAAAACATGGCTGATTATACCACACGTGAAATGATGGCGGCGCGCGATCAGACGCCGCCGGTCAGAACATTTTTACAGAACACTTTCTTCCAGGACAGCAACACGCACGTCACGGAGAAGGTCGAGTTCGACGTCAGAAAGGGTAAACGGGTTATGGCTCCGTTCGTCGCGCCGCGTGTCGGCGGAAAGGTGCTGACGCGCCAGGGATTCCACACGAATCAGTTTACGACGCCGAAGATCGCGCCGGAAAGACCGCTGACGATCGACGACATTTCGGCGCGCGCGATCGGTGAGAACATTTACAGTCAGAGAACGCCGGAAGAAAGGGAAGCGGAACTTCTGGCGAAAGACTACACCGATCTGGAAGAAGCGATTTCCAGAAGAAAAGAGTGGATGTGCCGCCAGATTCTTTTCGACGGAAAGATCGACGTTCAGGACGAAGACGAAGGGCTTGATTTCCAGGTCGATTTCGGCTTCTCGAACAAATATGTCCTGACAACGGATCAGTATTGGTCGGTTGCGACGGTCAATCCGCTTCCGCTTCTCCGCACGATCCGCAAAGACATTATCAAGAAGACCGGGATCGCGCCGGATATTATGATCTTCGCGGGCGACATGATCGAAGACTTCATCACGAACAAGGCGATCGTCGAAGCGATCGACAAGCTGAACATGAAGAACGTCCTGATCGAGCCGCGCGTTGTCGATCCCGCGCTGACCTTTTACGGCCGTATTCAGGAGCTTGACATGGATATTTATTCCTATGACGAATGGTTCCTGAACGACGAGGGCGAGGAAGAATCTATCGTTCCGGCCGGACACGTGCTGATCGGACATTCCAAAGGCGAAGGCGCGATCGAGTACGGCGCGGTTACGCAGATGGAAGGGAAGCAGTTCGTCACGTATGAGGGCGATCTTGTTCCGAAGGTATACGCGGACGAGAAGAACGAAGTGAAGATGTTCCGTCTGACGTCAAGGCCGCTTCCGCGTCCGTATGACGTGGAATCCTGGGCCGTCATTGAAAAGAAAGGGGATGACTAATCATGACATATAAGGCAAATATCAAGGTCGTCCACGGCGGGAAACTTTATCCGGCCGGAACGATCCTTCCGGACACGATTTCAAAGGCTGATATTGAGTTCCTGAAGTCCAGGGGCTATCTGACGCCGTGCGAGGATGAAGCGGCGGCCGCGGACGATTTCGACGACGATTTCGACGAAGCGACGCCGGAAGACGATTTCAAGACGGCCGACGAAATCGGGAAGCTGAGATCGAAGAAGGACGTCAAGGATTACGCCGACAAGATCGGTTGTGACCTGGGCGACGCCTGGGAAGACAAGACGCTGAAAGAGTTGAAGGAAGCCGTGATCTTATACCAGGACGAACAGGAAGCCGCGGCCGACGCTGAATAAGGCGGGCGATCCCATGACGTTCAAAGAACAGCTTGAAAAAGACCTGGACAACATTTTTTTCAATCCGCTTGAATTCGGGGAATGGCACACAATAAACGGCGAAAAGAAGCTGATTGTCGTTGATAATGATATGCTGGCGAAGCTGGTACTTGGCAAGACAGAGCGCGACGACGGGATTTTGTCCGACAAAATCCTGATCTTCGTCCGCGAAGATGATCTTGATTTTGAACCGGTTTCGGAAATGCTGATCGAATACGACGGCAATCAGCACGAAATCACGGACGTCCTGACCGATTTCGGCGGATATACTATCATTTTAGGGGCGAATCAGGGATGAGCAGTATTATTGAAGTCAAGATTCTGAACCAGAAGGAAATTGAAAAGCGGCTGGGAAACATGAAATCGAAGGCCCCGGTCGTCATGGCCCGCGCAATCAACCGCGCCGTGACAGCCGCTAAAACCGCAATGGGGAAGGAAGCAAGTTCAAAATACTATGTCACAAGCGGGGCCGTGAAATCAACGGTCACGCTGACGCGGGCGAACGCCGGGAATTTGCGCGGCGTGGCAACGTCGAGAGACGCGCGCGTTCCGCTTTACAAATTCAAGGTTAGCCCGAAAACGCCGGTCAAGGTTTCCGGCCGGAACAGGCGAAGCCCGTCAGTCTATAAGGCCGCCGTTAAAAAGGCGGGCGGATATAAACCGCTTGACGGGAATCCGAAGCCGTTTGTTACGGGTTTCGGTTCCGGACATACAGGCGTTTTTGAAAGGAAGTCGTCAGCACGGCTTCCGATTTCGGAACTTTACGGCCCGGCCGTTCCGCAAATGCTGAAATCCGAAGACGTTTTTCCAGAGATCGAAAAGCGGGCGAATGAGGTATTGAAGAATAGGCTGGATCATGAAATTTCGCGCCTTCTGGCGCAATAAGGGGGCGGACGAATGGACGATATTGACCTTCAAAAGACGCTGATCGCCAGGCTGGAAAAGATTTTTGAACATTTCACGCTGGCGAACAATAAGACGGAACCGGTTCACGTGAATGTATATCCACAGGAATTACCAGCGAAAGAGGGGAAGAACGATGATAAACATTTCCCTTATGTGCTGGTATGCCTGGACGAAGAAGAAATCCGGGAATCGGAGTTCGGCCCGGAAGGGATCGCAAGCGTTTATTTCGTCGTCGGCGTCAAGGACGACAATAAAGACAAGAACGGTCACTTCGACGTTGCCCGCATGATGAACATGATCGTCGAATCTTTCCTTGAATGTCCGGTTGTCGGGATGAAATACCGGGTTCGGTTCCCGATCAACAAAAAGTTCCAGGAAGAAGAAACACATCCGTATTACATCGGCGGGATTACGACGTTCTGGACGGTTCCGCTTCCGAACATGAGGGAAACAGAATATGATTAACAACGAACCTGTCCTGATCTATTTAGGGCCTACAATCCGCGGCGTGGTAAAACACGGCGCGTCTTTTTGTTCCGGTTTCCCGCGCCAGCTTGAAGAATTCAGCGCGGAAAACAAGGTTATCAAAAACCTGATCGTTCCAGTTTCCAAAATCCAGGAAACGACGAAGGCAATTTCCACGGAAGGAACGGTCGAAAATATCGCCTTCAGGAAACTAAAAAACGCATGAAAGGAGCAATAAAAAATGTCTAATTACAAACACGGAATTAGAACAAGCCGCGCCGACACTTCGCTGATTGTGCCGATTACGACGGACGGCAATATTCAGTGTGTTATCGGAACGGCCCCGGTCAACCTGGCGGCCGATCCGTACAGCACGGTGAATCAGCCGTTCGCGGCGTACAAAAAGGAAGACGCGGCGAAATACGTCGGTTACAATACCGATTTCAAGAATTACACGTTATGCCAGAGCATTTACGCGACATTCGACGTGTTCGGCACGGGGCCGATCATTCTGATTAACGTCCTTGATCCGAAGAAGCACGTCGCCGCGGAAGCGTCGAAAGAAGTCAGCGTGATCGCCGGGCGCGCGGTCGTCGAGGAACAGGGGATTTTACTGGATCAGTTGAAAGTCACTGACGAATCCGGCGAAACAACCTATACCGTCGATGAAGATTATATCGCGTCCTTCGACAGCGACGGGAACGTCGTGATTTCCGTCACGGCAGAAGGCAAGGCAAAACAGGCGGAAACGCTGAAGGCGACGTTCGTGAAGATTGATCCGACAATGGTGAAAGAAGCGGACATTATCGGCGCGTATGACGTGCAGACGCGGAAGCGTTCCGGAATGGAACTGATCGGGAGCGTGTGCGCGAAGTTCAACCTGATCCCCGGCCTTCTTCTTGCGCCGGGCTGGTCGCATAAACCGGCCGTCGCGCTTGCACTGAACGCGAAAGCACAGCTTATTTACAGCCTGTACGGGGCGAACGTCCTGATTGACCTTGATTCTTCCGAAGACGGCGCGCCGTCGTATGAGAAGGTCAAGGAAACAAAGGAAAAAGCGGCCCTGACGGAAGCGTCTGAATGGGTTGTGTGGCCGAAGGTCAAGGTCGGCGATTTTATGTATTATTACAGCGCGCAGTTGGGCGCGAAACTTCAGAAGATGGCCGCTGACCGCGACGGCGTTCCGTCACAGACGCCTTCAAACAAGGCGATCCAGATTTCCGCCCTTGTGAATGAAGCCGGGGAAGAAGTCGAAATCGACATGGACGCGGCAAACGATTATTGCAACGCGAACGGCGTCATTACGGCGATCAATATGAACGGCTGGAAGTGCTGGGGCAACAATACGGCCGCCTATCCGTCAAGCACTGATCCCGTGAAGCGTTGGATCAATGTCGTGAATATCTTCACGTACATTGAAAACAACTTCAAGACGACGTTCTTCCAGAATGTCGATGATCTGACGAATTACAGGCTGATCGACGATGTGGTCGCGACGGAAAATCTTTCCCTGAACGGCCTTCAGGGTTCCGACAATATCGCGGGCGGCGTGATCGAATTCAATCACGACGAAAATCCGATCACTGAAATCATGGCCGGACATATCAAGTTCCATGAGCGGATCGGCGGCTATACACCGGCCGAAGATATTGAAAATGTCTTTGAATTCGATCCGACAATCACACAGGCCGCGCTTGAAGGGGGTGCTGAATAATGGCTGGATATAAAATTCCGACAGTCCTGAACAACTTCAACGTGTACGGGAACGGAACAAAGTTCATCGGGGTTTCTTCCGAAACGACGCTTCCGAACCTGGAATCTATCACGGAAACGATCGAGGGGGCCGGGATCAGCGGCGAGATCGAAGAAGCGGTTCAGGGCGCGTTTTCATCTATCGAAACGGAAGACACGTTCACGAACCTGTCGAAAGAGTATTTCCGCCTGGCGTCGCTGAACGGGCTTGTCACGTACCGCGGTTCAATGCAAGTCCTGAACACTTCGACACAGGTGAATGATTTCGTTCCGGTCGTCGTTACGACGGGCGGCCGCGCGAAAAATCTTGACCTGGGCGCGTTCAAGAAGGGCGGCAAAGGCGAACCGAAAGTCACGCGCGAGATCACGTATATCAAAATCACGATCAGCAACGAAGTTCTTCTTGAACTTGACAAGTTCAACATGATCTTCAAGCTGAACGGCGTCGATCTTTTGCAGAAGGTTAGAAGTCAGATTTAATCATATCAGAGAGGAAAGAAAGCGAGGATAAAAGCCCATGAGTAAAGAGTATATGACAGATATGTCGCATGAAGAAATGATCGAGGAAATTCCGGTTGCCACGCCGACGCCGGACGAAGAAGTCGCGAAGTTGCTTCCCGCCACAGAGGAAAGCGAAGATGATGAAAATTATCTGATCGTAAAGTTCGCGAAGCCTTTTGACTTCGAGGGCCAGAAATACGACGGGATTGACCTGTCCGGCCTGGAAGATATTAAGGGCCGCGAACTGACCGCGCTGGAAAAGGCGTTCGGGAAGTCCGGTATTGTTTCCACAATGCCGGAAACAACCGCGACGTATGCGAAGCTGGCGGCGACAAAGGCAACCGGCCTTCCGGCTGAATTTTTCGAGGAGTTGCCCGGAAAAGAGGTCAGGAAGATCAAAACGGCGGTTACACGTTTTTTCTACGACGAAGATTAAGGTATAACGACGGACAGACTATTCAAAAAAGTGCTGTCCGTCTTTCTATGTCTACAAGCACAAGCCTTGAATTTTTCGTCGGGCTTCCGATCGCCGATTTCCTTGACATAGCAAACGAGGTGATCGAAATTGGCCAGCAAAAGCAATTACGAACTAGCGGTCGAAATCGCTGGTAAAGTTGCCGGATCGTTCGGGAAGTCTATCAGCACTGTAAATAAATCGCTTTCCGGCCTGGGAAAAATCGCGGGCGCGGGGGCAAAACTGGCGACGGCCGGGTTCGCCGCGGCCGGGGCCGCGATCGCTGGCGTCGCCGCCGCTTCGGTCAACGTCGGAAAAGAGTTTGAAGCGCAAATGTCAACCGTCCAGGCGATTTCAGGGGCGACGGGTGAAGAATTCGCCGCTATGGAAGCAAAAGCAAAAGAAATGGGCGCGACGACACAGTTTTCCGCCACAGAAGCCGGGGAAGCTATGGAATATATGGCTATGGCCGGGTGGAAATCTGGCGACATGATCGACGGCATAGGCGGAATTATGAACCTGGCGGCGGCCAGCGGCGAAGACCTGGCGACAACTTCGGACATTGTAACGGACGCGCTGACCGCGTTCGGAATGACCGCGAGTGAATCCGGGAAGTTTGCCGACATACTGGCGGCGGCGTCGTCGAACGCGAACACGAATGTTTCCATGATGGGCGAATCGTTCAAATATGTCGCGCCGCTGGCGGGAACGCTGGGCTATTCGGCGGAAGACGTTTCGGTCGCCCTGGGCCTTATGGCGAACGCCGGTATCAAAGGCAGTCAGGCGGGAACGTCGCTGAAAACGGCCCTTGCAAATCTGGCGTCGCCCACGGGCAAACAGGCGGCGGCAATGGCGGATTTAGGGATTTCGCTGACCGATTCAAGCGGGGAAATGTTGTCAATGCGCGACGTCATGACAAATCTTCGTGAGAGTTTCAGCGGCCTTGACGAATCACAGCAAGCCGCGGCCGCTTCAACGATTTTTGGAAAAGAAGCTATGTCCGGTATGCTGGCGATCATAAACGCCAGTGAAGACGATTGGAACAAATTGACAACGGCGATCGACAATTCATCCGGGGCGGCGGCTGACATGGCCGCGATCCGGCTTGACAACCTGGAAGGCGACGTCACGATCCTGAAAAGCGGCCTGGAAGGGCTTGGTATAGAAATATACGAGGAAATGAACGCGCCGCTTCGGGAAGTCACACAGGCCGGAACGGACATGATTTCGCAGTTGAACGCGGCGTTCCAGGAAGGCGGATTTTCCGGAATGGTCGGCGCGCTGGGCGACGTGCTTTCACAGGCAGTCGTCATGGTATCAGGCTTCGCGCCGCAATTCGTACAAATGGCGGTTGATATGATTTTGAGTTTCGCGAACGGAATATCCGCGAATTCAGGTCAGATCGCCACAAGCGCAACACAGGTTATAACCGTTCTTCTGAACGGGCTTTTACAGGCCCTTCCGGTCATTATGGTGACGGGCCTTCAGATGATCGCACAACTTGCCGCGGGGCTGGCACAGGCCGCGCCGCAGATCGTGAGCAACGGAGTAGCGGCGATTCAGTATTTGATCCAGGGAATTTTGACTTATCTTCCGTCGCTGATTTCATCCGCGCAAACGATCGTGTTTGCATTGCTTCAGGGCTTGATCGCGGCCGCGCCGCAGATCATTTCCGGGGCGGTTCAGATTATAGGTCAGTTGGTGCTGGGAATTGTTCAAATGCTTCCGACGCTGGTACAAATGGGGCTTCAGTTGATCGTCACGCTGGCGAATTCAATAGTTCAGAATATCCCCTATATCCTGTCAGTCGGAATTCAGGTTATTATCGGATTGATTAACGGAATAGGCCAGGCCCTTCCCATGATCGCACAAACGGCGATTCAGTTGATCGTCACATTGATTCAGGGGATCGCGTCGAACCTGGGAAATATCGTTCAGTCGGCGATTCAGTTGATTTTCGCGTTCGGAAGCGGAATCCTTCAGGCTATACCGACAATCGTGATGTTAATACCGCAATTAGTCGAGGGAATTATATCGGCTATCTTTAACACAGACTGGATCGCGGTCGGCGGTCAGCTTATCGACGGGATCAAAGACGGCATTATGTCCGGGTTCACGTCGCTGATCGACGGCGTGAAAGGTATGTGGGGCAAATTTACAGACTGGATCACGGGCGGCGGCGACGACGAAGACGTCGGCGAAGCAATGGCCGCGGAAATCGAAGCGTCAACGCCTACGGCAACGGCGGCGGCGTCGAGCGCGGCACAGCAAACAGCGGCGGCCTTCCAGATTGATCCGTCACTTATGAATCAGTACGGCGTTGACGCGGCGAACGGGCTATCGGCTGGAATCACGGCCGGAACGCCTGGCGTGACGACGGCGGCGTCCGCACTTGGAACACAAAGTATTAGCGCGCTTGATACGTCCTTCACGGCGAATATGCCGCTTCTGGATAGTAGCGCGCAAACGGTCGGCCTTACGGCGACAAATGGCCTTGCAACCGGATTTCAGACGGGTTCGACGGCGGCCGCAGACGCGGCTTCACAGGCAAGTCAGGAATCTATAAACGCGATTACCGCGTCTTTACAGGCGCAACAATCCGAAATCGTGGCGAACGCTTCGCAGATCGGAACCGACGCGACAAACGCGATCGGAACCGGCCTGAATTCGGCGATTCCGTCCGTTTCGGCTACGGCAAGCGCGGCGGGAACGCAAAGCATAACGGCAATGACACAAAGTATGTCGGACGGCGCGGCCAGCATTACAGCAACTATCAATCAGTTAAGTTCGGATATGCAGACGGCAATGTCGGAAGCATGGTCGAATATTAACACGACAACACAAAATTCATTCAGTTCGATTTCGCAACAGATTTCGACACAGGTTTCAAATATCGGAACGTCCGTTTCAACCGCATTTTCCGGCATGGCGACACAGCTTTCGGCGGAAATGAACAAGATCAAGGCGACGGCGAACACGTCATTTTCCGGAATGGCGTCGCAAATCCGGGCACAGATCACGATTATCAAGACAGCGGCGACGACGGGCTTTTCGGGCGTACAGACGGCCGTTTTGAACAGCACAACGCAGACAACGACGCAAATGATCGCCACATGGCGGACGGCGCAGTCGTCGCTTGCGGCCGTGTGGAATTCTTTACGCGGCACATTCGCGAGCGCGTGGAGCGGCGTTCATTCCTACGCGGTCAGCGCGGCCAGAAGTACAGCGGCGGCGATCAAATCGGCGTTTGAAGGAATGTCGATCACGGTTCCGCGGCCGCGGTTGCCACACGTGAGCGTGTCATACACGACGACGGGATCAGGCGGGGCGACGGTGAGCGTTCCGAACTTTTCCGTTTCCTACTATGCGCAAGGCGGCATTATGACCGATCCGACAATGTTCGGCATGGTGGGCGGCGAAGCCGGGCCGGAAGCTATTCTTCCGCTTGATACGTTCTGGACACAGCTTCATGACGCTTTTGAAAATGTCCTGGGCTTCCAGTCAATGCAATCCGGCGTTCCCGGAATGGGATCGCGGGCGTCCGAAGTGTACGATCAGATCACGAACAACGAAACTATTAACAACAATTCGACACAAAATTCGTCGGAAGACAAGATTCATTTCACGTATGCGCCGAACGTGACGATCCAGGGCAACGCCAGCCGCGAGGATGTGGAAGAAGCCCTGTCAATGTCACAGGATGAATTCAACCGTATGTTTGACGAATACGTGCGGCAGAAGGGCCGGACGGCCTTCGCATAAAGGGGGCGGACGCATGGACGAAAAGCGCATATATACCACGGTTCAAGGCGATATGTGGGATTCTATCGCTTATCGTTTTTATGGCGACGATAAACAAATCGGCCTTTTAATGCGTGCAAATCCGGATTTACTTGACATTTATGTTTTCTCCGCGGGGGTTCCGGTTTATATACCGGAACTTCCGGAAGAAGACGATTCAGACCTTCCGGAATGGAGAGATTAAAAAATGTTAGCACGACGGGCGGAAATCGTTGTCAATTACAACGGGAAAAATATCACGAAAAAGATCAGTGATTATATACAGTCATTCGATTATACGGACAACGCCAGCGGATCGGCGGACACGGTGACGCTGAAACTGTCCGACATTGAAAAGAAGTGGATCGGATCATGGATTCCGATTCAGGGCGATTATGTCAGTATCACGATCAAAATTTCTGACTGGACAAAAGCCGGTGACAATCGGAAACTGAATTGCGGAAAATTCTTCCTGGACGATCTTTCTTTTTCAGGCCCGTCGCCTTCCACAGCTTCGATCGGCGGGATCACAACGCCGATCGCGGTTGATTTTAACTGTACGGAAAAAAGCAAGACCTGGAAAAAGACGACAACAAAGGGAATTCTTTCAGAGATCGCAAAGAAAGCGAAGATCAAACTGTATTATTCCGGGGAAGTCTACAAAATTTCTGAACTGGAACAGTCCGGTCAGACGGATATGTCATTCGCCTTCGATCTATGCAAGAAATATAATCTTGCAATGAAACTGTATAATGAAAAGCTGGTCGTCTTCGATCAGACCGATTATGAAAAGAAGAAAGCGAAATGCAAGGTCGATCGGGAAGATATGCAGTCTTTCAGCGCGGTCAAGAGCATGACAAAGCTATATGACGGCGTTCAGATCAGTTACAGCGACGGAAAGAAAGACAAAACCTATAAATATAAATATAAGATTTCAAAGGGTTCCCGGATTCTGAAGATCACGGAAAAGGCCGAAAGCCTTCAGGACGCGGAAATAAAGGCGAAATCAAAACTTCTGGAATTCAACAGGAAATGTCAGACGATCACGTTTAAGGTGCTGGGCGACACAAAATATATCGCGTCTTCCGTGGTCGAAATAACCGGAATGGGGAAACTGAACGGGAATTATTATCTTGATACCGTGAAGCACTCAAAGGCCCCGCGATCCGGGTACACGTGCGACATTACCGCACACAAGGTCGTTATCGTGCCGGGCGTGAAGGTCGCCAGTCAGCCGAAGACGGCAACGGTCAAAAAAGAAAATAAAAACACGGGCCGGAAATACACGATCGTTTCCGGTGACACGTTGTGGGGGATTTCATCGCGCTTTTTGGGTTCCGGTTCAAAGTATATGCAGATTTATAACAGCAACAAATCAACGATCGAATCGGCGGCGAAAAGATACGGGAAATCTTCTTCCAGTAACGGACACTGGATATATCCCGGAACCGTGCTGAATATACCGGGTTAGGGGGTTAGACTATGGCGAATGTTGATCCGGTCAGAATTGGCTATATTTCAACGATAGACTATAAGAACGGAACCGCAACCGTCGTATACAAAGAATGTGAAGATTCCGTGTCGCCGGAACTTCCGTTTCTGTCTGATGAATACGATATGCCGGACATAGACGATCAGGTCATTGTCGTGACGCCGCAAGACACGACGCGCGGCTTGATCCTGGGAAAAGTCTACCACGACGGGAACCGGCCGGTCGAAGGGCGGAAAGGAATCTGGCGGAAGGATTTCAAAGGCGGCGGCTATCTTCAGTATGATTTCGCGTCGCGCCGGTTCACGGTCGGCGGATCGCTGACCGTCACGGGGGATCTTCACGTCGGCGGCAACCTGACCGTTTCCGGAAGCTATCCAGGATAGAAGGGGGCGGTTTAATGATTGGATATTTCGGCGACATAGTGTTCCAGACAAGCGACAAGAAGATTCTGACGTTCACGGATTTCAAGCGCACGGCAAGCGCGAGTTTTTCGGAACATGACAGGATCGGGAAAAAGTCGCGGCTGGAATTCAACGGCCCGGAAAATCAGGAAGTCACGTTCAAAATGAAGATTCTTGCCGGGCATGGCGTGAAGCCCTGGAATATGCTTCACAAACTGATCGTTGCGTGTGAGAAGGGCGAAGTCCGGACGCTTGTGATCGGAACGCACAAGGTTGGAAGCGGGAACTATGTCATTACAAAGTTAGGCGCACAATATGAACACGTGTGGAACGCTGGCGAACTTGTCGGCGTGTCGATCGACGTCACGCTGAAAGAATATAAATAGGGCGGTGACAGTATGAAAATTGAAGGGATTGAAATTGAATTCAATTCGGAATATGAACGGGGGCTTCGGGAAGAAATCACTTCCCGGATTTCTTTTTTGTTCAGCCTGTTAGCGGGAACAATTCCCATGAACCGCGCGATCGGCCTTCCGGAACGCCTGATTGATTTAATGAATTACGAATCGCGCGCGGAATTCACGGTCGCGGCGATCGAACTGATCGACATGTGTGAACCGCGGGCGGCGGTGGATTCTATTGATTTCGTACAGAATGAGTACGGGAAAACTATTGCGAAGGTGGTGATCGCGTATCATGGCGATAATTGACATTCAACAGCTTTATGACTTGCCGGATATTTCCTTCATCGAGGGAATAACGGTCGATTCTATTATTGAAGAAATGATCGCTGATTATGAACAGAAATACGAGGAAACGACGAAGAAGCAGATCACGCTTCGGCCAGGCGACAAAGACATGATCCTTCTGAACGTCTTCGGCGGAAAGTTCTATCAGCTTTATGAACAGCTTGATTTCGCCGCGAAGATGAACCTTTTGAAATATTCCCGCGGCGATTATCTGAAGCATTTAGGGGCTATGAAAAAGACGTTCCTGAATGAGCCGCGCGCGGCCGTCACGACGGCCCGGTTCCATTTAGAGGAAGTCCGGCCCGATCTTGTGTATATTCCGGCCGGAACGCGGATCACGTCGGCGGCCGGTGACGGAATATATTTCGCAACGGACGATTACGCGGAAATTACGCCGGGCAAAGATACGGTTGATATAACCTGTACTTGCGAAACGCTGGGCGAAATCGGGAACGGCTACATTGAAGGCCAGCTTGAAATTATCGTCGATCCGATCCCGTATGTTTCCAGCGTGGAGAATATCACGAAGACGGAAGGCGGGGCCGGGGAAGAAACGGACGATGAATTCCGGGAAAGAATTTTCCTTGCGCCGTCCAGCTTTTCGACGGCTGGCCCGGCCGACGCTTATGAATATTGGGTTCGCCAGTATAACAGCGCGGCGATCGAAGACGTGAAAATCTACGAACCGGAAGAAGCGGTCGTTGACGTCCGGATTCTTCTGTCTGGCGGCGAATTGCCGTCGTCGGCGTTTTGTGAGAACGTCAAAAAATATCTTCTTGAAAATCCGGTCGTTCCGCTGACCGATAACAGCACGGTCGCCGCGCCGGACGTTGTGAAATACAACCTGAAAGCGACATATTACGTCAGCCGCCGTTATGCGAATAACCTGAACGCGGTGAAGGCGGCGATCGAGAGCGCAAAAGACGAATATATCCTTTATCAGCGTTCCGGGATCGGGCGTGACCTGAATCCGGACGTCCTGATCGAGTTCGTCCGCGCCGCTGGCGGGAAGCGCGTCGTGATCGAATCCCCGGCCTTCCAGGTAGTGCCGGAAACGTCCGTCGCACAGGAAGGCACGGTCGAATTCACGTTCGGCGGGCTGGAAGATGATTAGTCTTTATGACAGCGTAACATTCAGCTTCCTTCCGGAAGAAATGAGAACGCCGGAATATGAAGCCGTGTGTTATGCGGTGGACAATCAGGTCAAGAAATATATTGTCTACAAGCGGCGCGCGCATATATGGGCGAACCTGGAAGACGTCGCGGACGAACATCTTGATATGCTGGCGGTGGAATGTCGCGTCCTTTTCTACAATACCGATCTTGCGCCGGATATAAAGCGAAAACTGATCCTGAATTCTATGTATTGGTATATGAAGTTAGGAACAAGTCAGGCAATGCGCGAAATGATCGACATTGTATTCGAGAACTATAACACAACCGTCGAAGAATGGTACACATACGCCGGGGAACCGTTTCATTTCATGGTGGCCGTGGATTCTAACGTCACACAGCTTTCAATCGCGGAATTCTTGCGTTACCTGAACACGGTCAAGAACGCGCGGTCGCGGTTCGATTATCTGATCCTTCAGAATAGCGCGGTGATCCGGCTGACGACGTTTTCGGACGTCACGAATTTTATTTACACGTATTGCGGGCCTATGGAGTGCGGAACATATCCAGACATAGACACGGGCCTTCAGCTTGCGGAAGAATCGCTTGTCCTGACGCCAGACGGAACCGAAAGATCGGCGTTCTACGATCATTCCGGAACGATTCCGGACATTGCGATCGGGTTTGAACTGGCGGAAGAACGTGTCGTCCTGGAAAGCGGCGCGGATCAGTTCGCGACAGTATATCCGGGCAACGATACGGAATCCGGAACGAATCCGGACATTGCAACCGGCTTTCAGACGGAAGACAATTCCGTCACGTTCAGCGGCGACACGGAACAGGGCCGGGCCGCCTACGAAAGCACGGGAACAAATCCGGACATTGCGGTCGGCGGCGTCATGGAAGACGCCGGGATCGGCCTTGAAGGATCGCCAGGCGAAACGCCGGTCGTTTATCCTTCTGACAGCGAAGCAGAATCCGGAACATATCCGGCCCCGTCAACGGGGTTCACTTCGGTCGAAAGCGGCGTGGAAGCCGAAGCCGGAAGTTCTGAATCTGACTTATATTACAATCAGGCCAGCGAAGACGATTTCGCGGGCGACGTATGAAAGGGGTGAAAGCATGGCGAACACATGGAAATTGTCCGATCAGCTTATGACGGATATTAAGGAATTCTTATGCAATAAAGTTTCCTATGCCAGATTTAAGAGCGGTTCACAGTGGACGAAGATCAAGATTTACCGCGCGACGGTCATGAACGACGGCCGCGTCGGGATTTATCTTCTTTTCGATCACGAAGCACCGAACCAGATTTCACAGATCGAATTCTATGATACGGCTGGAAATCTTTTCGCGTCCGGAACAGAGAACATCAACAAGGAAGCCTTCGACGAAGGCGTTCTTTTCCGGTTTGCGATCAAGGTTGAACAGGTCGTTTCAAACGAAGCGGTCAGCGCGTCCGTCCGATCCGCGACGGCTGGCGTTTACGATTAAGAAGGGAAGTGAATCAAAATGTATATTCCTGTTTTTTGGAAAGACAGAATTGTCCAGTATCCGCGGCGCGTGTCCGTCCAGGACATAAGCCCCGGTATTAAAGAATGGACACCGGCACCGGGAGAGGTCGAACAGGTCGGCACGGCACAGAGCGAACGGAACTTCGGGAACATGGATTTCGGCGTTCTGGAAAACGCGCTTCTTGTCGCGCACTGTCTGGAAGGCTTGCGGATCGTCATGGATCAGGCGCAGGACAACGGCGGCCAGTTCCTTGACGTCACGCTGAAGAATTCCTTCAAATATCCGGCGTCAAATGCGGAACAGACGGTCACGCTTCCGCACGTCCTGAACAATCTTGATTATGAAGTTCATCCGGAAATCAAGGATCAGGACGGCTATGTTGACCGTGTGGAAGTGTACGGGAAAGCCCTGAACGCTTTCAAGGTCAAATATTACGGGAGCGCGAAACAGGTCACGCTTCGGCTTCACGTGGTAGGGGGTGTGTTCTAATGGCCGCGAATGTCATTATCAAATCAGACGAACGCCGCCGCCAGGAAGCGGATATGTTGCGCGCGTTCGGCGGCGGACGTCCTGAAAACGGCGAAAAGGTCAATCGGGAATACGCCGAAGAAATCAACGCAAGGATGAACGATATTTATAGAAAGGTGGGAATAAGATAATGATTATCATTGAAAGGGGCGAAGGAAAGAAGATTTCCCATTCCGAAATGGGGAATTGGCTGAACGTCGGCGATCAGCTTATGTTCAATCTGGAAAAGATGGAAGACGACGCCGCGGTTCATATCGACGTCATGGGTTCCGCGAACGGGAAACTTCGGGAAAGTGAAGGCGTTTACTACGTCGCACAGATCGACATTCCGCCGCGGGCCTACACGGAAAAGGAAATCGACAATCCTGACTATGATCCGGATCAGGAAGGATCGCAGAAGAAGATCATTGAACGCGATCCGGTTCCGTTCAGCATGGACAACGTGACGTTGACCTTATTCGAGTTGAAAGAAGGTGTATTCGATGAATAATTACAATTTTGACGCGCTTAAATTCGCCGTCGAAGGCATTTCGGGCGGCGCAAATACCGTTATCATGGACAACGCTGATCTTCCGTCCTTCATGGTTCCGGTTTACAAGCGTACAAACGCACAGCTTTTCACGGGCGGATCGGAACAGACACATCCGGCCTTCATCGTGGACACGGCGGAATACAACGCATTTTATTTCAGTCAGTTTATAAATTGCGTCGTGGACGGCCGCGCGTATTCCTGGCCGTTGGTCGATCCGGCCGCGTCCTTGAACTACGACGCCGCGCACAATTATTGCAACAAGAAAGGCCCCGGCTGGCATTTAGGAAGTATTCCTGAATGGGCGTGTATCAATCACTTGATCCGCAAGTCCGGCTTCGAGCCGCACGGCAACACGAACTTCGGAAAAGCGTATCAGCACGAACACGAAGCGGGCGCGGTCACGTACACATACGAAGATTCAGGAACGAAGATCGGACGCACGGCGACGGGTTCCGGCCCGGCAACCTGGCGGCATGACGGCACGTTCGCCGGAATTGCCGATTGGGTGGGCGACGTCTGGAAATGGATGTCCGGCGCGCGCGTCGTGGACGGCGAAATTCAGTTCTTCGTCGGCAACCTGGCGGCGAAGCAGACGTCCGCGGCGGCCGGTTCGTCCTTCTGGAAAGCGGTTCTTGAAAACGGAAGTCTTGTCGATCCTGGCACGGCCGACACGCTGAAATATACGAAAGCGTTCAAGATCGCGAAGGACACGGGCGAAAAGGGCAACACAAGCACGCCGAACTTCAATGTGATCGCGGCCGACGAAGGCGTTTCCGCGATCCCGGAAATCCTTCTGGCGTTGAACCTGGCCCCGGTCGCGGCTGATAAAGAGAAGTACAAGGGCGGCTTCTGGATTAACAACGAAGGCGAACGCTTGCCGATTGTAGGCGCGGGTTGGTACTACACGTCGAACGCCGGTTCGTCCGCTTTGGGCTTCAACTCTCCGCGGACGAACGCGAGCCACAACCTCGGCTTCTTCTCCGCTTTTATGGAGTTGTGATCTGTAATCTGAAACACTGTAATCTGACGGGGCCGCGGTAGCGGCCCCTATGAACGGAAAGGTTTAGAAAAATATGGACGATAACCGATACAACCGGAAGGCCGGTCAGAACTTGACGCCGCGACAGGACGCGGCGGAAGTCAGGGAACAGCGGAAGGGCCTTGTGATCCTTCAGCGGACAAAAGACCTTGCCGGTTATCTTTATATCGCTTTTGTGAAATATCCAAAATATGAAAAGCTGGGCTTCATGGCCGATTATAAGAAGACGTTGTTTCAGTTCCTTTCGCTGATTATATCGGCGCAAAAGAAATATTATAAAAAGACGACGCTTCAGGACGCGGACGTCCAGCTTGAATTATTACGGCTTTTCAATGATCTTTCCTATGATCTGAAATTTATAGATGAAAAGCGTTATTTGCTAGTGGCGAACATGATGAACGAGATCGGGCGGCTTCTCGGCGGCTGGATTCAATCTCAAAAAGACACTGGCAAAACGGGATAGAATCCCGCCAGGGAATGAGCCGTTACGCTTGCCGATTGTAGGCGCGAATTGGAACAACACGTCGAACGCCGGTTCGTCCGCTTTGAACTTCAACAATCCGCGGACGAACGCGAACCACAACATCGGCTTCTTCTCCGCTTACCCTTTTATCGAGAACACGTCGTCCACGCGCCGCCGTGCAGTGAAAGCAAAGGGAAAGGGGCTTATTTCCTCAACCGGCCACGGCCGGAGAAAATTAAACAATCCGGAAGAAACTTTTCCGGGGAAAACTAATTTGTCCGGCGCGAAAGGCGGGTTCTTCTTCCAGGGGAATCCGCCTTTCCTTTATACAGTTAGTAGCGCGTCGAAGGGTGTACCGGTCGGACAAGGGCGCGGCGGCCGAAAGTCGCCGCGCGAATCCTTTTGAAAGGAATCTGTTTTTATGCCAAAAACTTTCAATATCACACATGACGAAATAATCAGTCAGGAAAATTTGCTTCTGGCGAACAAACACGCCGAAGATTGCAAGCGGTTTCGTGATGAAATTTTAGCTTTCAACGCGCACCGTCAGGAAAATATAATCAGCTTGCACAACGATCTGACGTATTTTCCGGAAGGCGGGGAGCCTGGCGGCGAATTGCAGTCGAATTATAAGGTCGGCAAATACCGCATGAAGAAGATTTTCGAGCCGAAGCCGCGTATTATCATGGCCCTTCCGTACCGTGACCGCGTTGTCCAGTGGGCTTTTTACCAGAAATTAAGCCCGCTATTCGACAAGACGTTCATTGAACATTCATACGCGAACCGGGAAGGAAAGGGCGCGGATCGGGCGCGGATCACGCTTCAGAAATGGCTTCGCAAGGTCAATCGGAGCGGCGGAAAGTGGTATGTCCTGAAGCTGGACATTTCAAAATATTTCTATCGCGTCGATCACGAAGTTCTTATGAACATTCTTTCACGCCGGATCAAGGACAAATTGATCCTGAAAGACCTTTACAATTTGATAAATTGCGAAGACACGGCCTTCGGGCTTCCGTCAGGCGTTCAGCCGGAATTATGCGATCGGGAAGAATGGGTTTTCAATAAGGGTATGCCGATCGGGAACCTGACTTCACAAATGTTCGCGAACATCTATCTGAACGAACTGGATCAATACTGTAAACACGTTTTGCACGTTCATTATCTGATTAGATATGCGGACGATATAATCATTCTTTACCAGGGCAAGCGGGAAACGGAAGGGCTGAAGGATCAGATCGAAATGTTCCTGAATGACAATTTGCGTCTGGAACTGAACAAAAAGACGACGATCCGCCCGGCGTGGCTTCCGGTCGAGTTCGTCGGCGCGGTCATATCGCCGCTATTTATCAAAATGCGCAAGAGTACGCAAAAGCGCATGAAGGCGCGAATCCGTTTCATCAAAAAACTGTATGAAGCGGGGCTTATGGCCTGGTATAAGGTCGATAGCACTATGCAAAGCTATTTCGGATTGATCCGCGGCTTCACGGCCGGGAACCTTCTTCGGAAAATATTGGACGAATTCGTTTTTGTGGTAAACAACGCGAAGCGGGTGATTTCTTCCCGCTTTTAATTGTCTAATAAACAAGGAAAGGGGGGTTCGCATTATGCCGGACAATACAGCACCGTCAAAATCGTTTGAACGCGAAGTCCTTGATCGGCTGACGATTATCGAACAGAAGTTAGATAGTTACAGCAACGCAAAGGCGAAGACGTATGAGAACGAAAAAAAGCTGATCGAACTGGAACACGAAGTCAGCGATCAGGAAGACCGGATCAAAGTTCTTGAAGAAAAAAACACGTGGCTTTCAAGAACGATTGTCGCCGCGGTGATTGCGGCGGCGGTCGGCGTCGTGTTTACGCTGGCGCGAATGGGTGCGGGGATTTAAGAGGGGGAGAGCATGAGCGGGAAAAGAAAAAAGGCGAAAACAAAGCCTGAATTTTCAAAGTTCATTCTGGCCGTTTCCGCGCTGGAATGTTGGATCGTGACCGGGGCCGCGCTTGTCATGGCGTGGATCGGGAAAGACACGTCTGTCTTTTGTTATCTGATCCCGTCGTCGTGGGGGGCCTATGGGATTTCACGGGCCTTTTATTACAATAAGGCGAAATCAGAAAACGCGATCAAACTTCGGAAGGCGTACCAGGCGGCCGGGCTGGATTCCGCGCCAGCGGATCAGGAATTTGAATCGGCAATGTCTGAAGAAATTCAGAATCAAAATTATTAAAGGAGAGTGAAAGAAGTATGGACATTCAGCAGACACTTGTAACATTGTTATCCGCGGTTATTTGCGTCGCAATCCCGATCGTCGTCAAGGCGGCGACGGATTTCCTTCGCAACGTCACGGAAGGAACCGTGATCGAAGAAGCGATCGACATTGTTTGCGACGCGGTGGACGAAACGAACCAGACGTTCGCGGATCAGCTTCGCAAGGACGGCACATTCAACGAAGCTATGCAGAAGGAAGCCTTGCGCCGGTCGCTTGAAAATTCCCTGGCGAAGATGAATGACCGCATGAAGACGGTGATCGAGAAACATTATAACGATCTGGAAAAGTGGATTCTGACGCAGATCGAAGCAATGTGCAAGCAGAACAACAAGGAAGCCGCGGCCACGAACGCGGCGCAATGAGCAACACGGGGCGGGCGTTCTTCTGGCGTCCGCCTTTTTTAGAAGGGAGTAGTTTTATATGAAAATCTTATTGATTTCAGGACATGGCGCGGGCGATCCTGGCGCGTCGTCGAAGTTCGGCGTCGAAGCGACGGAAACCGTCGTCATGGTACAGGAAATTCAAAAGGCCCTGGCCGGTTATGCTGACGTGACGCTTTATCCCACGGATTGGAACGCATACAGCGACCTTCACGCCGGGGGCCTGAAGGTCAAGCCGTCTGATTATGACTATGTTCTGGAAGTGCATTTCAACGCTTGCGTGAATGACACGGCCGGAGACGGAAAGACAACCGGAACGGAAATCTATGTCACGACGTCGGAAAGCGGCGTCACAGTCGAACAGGCGATCGTTAATCAGATCGCGAAGCTGGGATTCAAAAACCGCGGCGTAAAGCGGACGAATTTTTCCGTGATCTATAATTGCAAAAAGGCCGGAACGTCCGCCGCGCTTCTGGAAACGTGTTTCATCGACGACAAAGACGATATGACGATCTACAACGGGAACAAGGCCGCCGTCGCCAGGGCCGCCGCACAAGGGATCATTGACGGCTTCGGGCTGAAAAAGAGCGGTTCCGGATCGTCCGGCCAGTCGTCCGGGAACACGTCCGGAACGTCCGGGAAGAAGGTTGTGAACGCGAAATGTGCGTCGCCGGAAGCATTTATCAAGCTGATCGCGCCGTTGTGTCAGGCAGATTATAAAAAGCACAACGTCCTTCCTTCCCTGTCGATCACACAGGCTTGTCTTGAATCCGGTTACGGAACAAGCGATCTTTATGTCTACGGCGGCGCGGCGTTCGGGATCAAGGCGTCCGGGGGCTGGAACGGGAAAATCTTCCGGAAAAGTTCAAAAGAGGTTTACAACGGCGTCACGAAATACGAAGAATCCGATTTCCGCGCGTATGACAATCTGGAAGCGTCCGTCGCGGATCACGGCGAATTCTTGCAGAAAGACCGTTACAAGAAGGTTGTCGGCGAAAAAGATTTCGCCACGGCCGCGAAGGAAATCAAGGCGGCCGGATATGCAACCGATCCGGCATATACAAACAGCCTGACGAACATCTACAAGAAGTATAATATCGGTCAGTATGATTCCGTTGTGTCCGGGAACGCCGGAAAGGGCGACACGGCCGCGCAGAGCGCGCCAGGAACGGCCGGAACCGGTTCAGGGGATATTCAGGTCGGTTCTTCCGTCACAATCGCGCCAGGGGCCGTTTACGGCGGTTTGAGTACGGCCCGCGGCCGCCAGGTTCCCGCCGTCCAGTGTGGAACGAAGAAACACACGGTCGCGGCGATCGAGGATCACAAGGGCGTCAGGGAAGCGAAGCTGAAAGAAATAAATTCATGGGTTGCCGTGTCTTCGCTTCGGGCGTCTGGCGGCGGCGGGATCAAGGTCGGTTCCTCCGTTACGATTTCGGCCGGGGCCGTGTATGGCGGATTAAGCACGACGCGCGGGCAATCCGTACCGGCCGCACAATGCGGCGGCAAGAAACACACGGTCGCCGCGCTTGCAACACACAAGGGCGTCGCGGAAGCGAAGCTGAAAGAAATAAATTCGTGGGTTGCGCTTTCGTATTTGAACCTTGTCTGACGCGCGTATTTGCCCGCCAGGGGCGTTTTGAAGGGTGAGTTTGGGGAATTGCAAAGGAAGCCGCGGAAAATGGATTTCCGGGGCTTCTGGCGCGTTCCCTGTCTATTCTGATTAAGTCTGATATACTCTGATTAACTCTGATAAAGTCTGATTTTCTCTGATACAAAAGAAAAAGAGCCGTCCGGCCCTTAATCTGTAATATCCCCTAAACATTTCAGTTCATAATAATCGGCTTCCGGCGAAAATACGTTCATCGGGCGGATCAGCGGTTCGATCCGAAGGATGAAGTCGCCGTCAAGGTAAAGACAGCCGTTGTTCACTTCGATCTTGTAACTGGAAAGCGGAACCAGCTTCTTCCCCTTGCGGTACTTGCTGACCGCCTGGACGATTTCGCCCGGCGTCGCCGTTCCGATCCAGTCAAGGTTTTTGCACAAGCTATAAATTTTATTTACGAAATCCAGTCTATTCATTTTATTACTTCCTTTCTTCATCTTATGTTTACATTATACACGATAAAGTGAAATTTGTCAAGGGAAAATGTAAAAATAAAATGAAAAATTTCAAGAAAAGTTTTCCAGACGACACGCAAAAATGAAGCCCCGGAAGACCGGGGCCGGAATCTATGCAGAATGGAAAAGTTCGTCCTTGATCGGAATTTCTTGATCCCGCGTTTCAGGAATATAATAATCATACTGGAACCGGCCGCGTTCGACGCCGTACCGGGTAACTTTGAAAAACCAGCGGCCGTCAGGAAGCGCGATTTCCATGATTACACTTTCGGACGTGCGCGTCATGGCTTCGATGTAGTTCCGGAGCCTGTCAACGGTGAATTTTTCGCCGTTAAAATAGCCGCCTACGGATAAAGAATGAAGCTGATCTGAAACTTCGTGAATCGTCATAACGAATCCCCCTTTATAATTTGTATGCTGGCCCCGGAAAGCCGGGGCCGCGGATCGCTTACGCGATCAGGAAAACACAGGTTGAAATTTCGCTTGTGCAAGCTGAAATATTGGATTTATACACGGTATAACCTAACTTTTCAACTTGCTTTTTGCGGCGATTGTACTGACCGGCCGAACATTCGCAAAGGATAAAGCCGTTTGTCTTGTTCGCCGCCAGATCGGAAAGAACGCGATCCAGGTCATTATATTTCGCTGGCATAAAGCCGAAATTGTTGTAATGATAGGAAATGTTCTTCTGGAAGATCACGTGTGATTTATAATCGCCGACGTAAATCCCGCACCAGGACGGATGAACGACGATCATTTCGCCGCGGTCATTGTAGCGGATCGTCCAGCCGTTCAGGATCGCTTCGCCGTCCTTTTCGGCCGCGCGGATCGCGTTCATGATTTCGGAGATTTCAAAGCCCTGTTTCTTCAGCGTGTTCACAACCTGGATATTCAACATATTCGTTTCCCCCTATATGATTTATTTGAATTGTGATTGTCAGTGTCATTTCGGAACTTCCCCCCGGAAGTGTTCAGCCGCTTCCGGTCGCTGTTGCCAAACTCTACGCCCTGGCAACCAGGCGTTTTCTTTATCTTATGTTTACATTATACACGATAAAGTGAAATTTGTCAAGGGAAAATGTAAAAATAAAATGAAAAATTTCAAGAAATATTTTCCGAACGTCACGGAAAAGTGAAAAACGGAAGGGCTTCGCCCTTCCGCCTGTCTTTATGCTATGCTGGCCGCAACCGTTCTGTAATGTTCCTGAAGTTCCTTGTTCCGGATCGTTTCCGGATGATCCGTTCCCCACGTCCAGGACATACGGCGAATTTGTTCTTCCAGGGATTCAGCTTCTTCCGCGAAATGCGCCTTGACTTCGGCCCGGTCGATTCCGTCCTTGACTTCGATCGTCGCGTGTTCCCGGTTCCATTCCTTCGCCGCCGCCCGCTTCCAGGGATCGTTTACGAATACGCCGATCGGCCAGAAGCAAAGGTTCCGCTTCGCCTTGCTGATCTTGCCTTTCTTTGAAATTTTCATCAAACTGTAATCATTTCCGCACCAGCCCGGATCGCCCGGCGCGCGATCAACGAAATAATATCCGTTGTCGTTCTGGAAATATGCCCCGCTGATTTCTACGATCTGGCCTGTCTTGATTTCGATTCCGTTCTTATCTAACATTTTTTGTACTTCCTTTCTTTTTTTGTTTTTCTTTATGTTTACATTATACACTATAAAGTGAAATTTGTCAAGAGAAAATGTAAATAAATAATGAAAAAATTCATTCTGAAATTTACTATTGACATTATAAAGTGTATAATGTAAAATGAAAGCACAAAAAACGAAAGGATGATGAAACATGAAAATGACAACTATTGAAAAGATCGAATTTCTGCGCCAGCGGCGCGGGCTGAAGAAGGGCGATCTTGCTGACGCAACCGGCCAGACGCGGCAGAACTTAGCTAACAAAATGGAGCGCGGGAACTTCAGTGAAAAAGAATTGTCCGGCTTCGCTGACGTTTTGGGTTGTGATCTGAAGATCGTCTTCGTTGATCGGCAGACCGGCGAAGAAATATAG